CAACCGCCGACTCAACTTTCAATGCCGATGCGGCGCCCCCATCTTCACCGCCCAAGTCGATGCTTTCGACACCGACCATCCGACCCTTCCCCCGGCTGCCATCAAGGCCATGCACTCCATCAGCGCGGACTGCGCTACAGGCCACCAGCTGCAACACGCAGAGCCACACTGATGACGGACCCGTTCGCAGGTCCATACACGCTGAGAGAGCAGTGGTCACGCCTAAAGGCCCGCTTCGTGGTGCGCCGCTGTATCCGCTCCCACCGGCTGGGACCGTGCCGCCACTGCCCGGTGTGCACGAACTGGCATGACTGCCAGGTCTGCGATCTGCCTTCGCGAGTGGATTATTCAATCCGGTGCAACTTGGAGCAAGGCTGATGCCCAAGCTCACTGTGTTGGTGGACGATGAGACAGCCTTTGAAGGCATCGTTCCCGAGTGGACTCTTCCGTCGTATCCGGAGCAGTTCCCCAACGCCCTCCAACCCCAACCTGGGATGAAGCCACCCCCATTGGCGAAGCTGATGATGCTCACCGCACTCATCGAAGTCTTCAGAAGAGCGTTGAACAACGCGAACTTCCAGCCCATCAGCGTGGACGTGAAGACCCAACAACCCGGGTCGTTCACCCTGAGCGTCGAGATGGCGATGCACAACCCACACGGCGAACTGGAGGCCTGATGCGAGTGACCTGCTTCCAATGCGAGAAGCGCACAGGCTCATACCAGTACACCGGGTATGACGACGAAGGCCACGGCACCATCCCGATGTGCGACCAGTGTATGGGCATCTACGTGGCACCCACAGTGGGTGTGAACTTCGTCGAGCCCTGGACCATCCTCACCTGACCCATGCCATCCAAGGGCACGACTAGCCAACGCGGCTACGGCGTAGCGCACCGCAAGCTCCGCGAGCGTTACGAACCGTTAGTGCGTTCAGGGCAAGCCGTCTGCGCCAGATGTAACAACCCCATCCCAGCGGATGCTGATTGGGATCTCGGCCACAACGATGATGACCCCACGCACAAGACGTACAACGGACCTGAACACATCGGCTGCAATCGAGCCACCAAGGGCCGCAAGCGTCAGCCGGCGACCACAGAGACCACCGACGCATCACGCGCCTGGTGACACTCTTCGTCGTCGTGGGCCCACCAGCATCAGGCAAGTCCACATGGGTACGTGAGCACGCCCAACCAGGTGACATCACCATCGACTTCGACGCCCTGGCCAACGTACTGAGCCCACCAGATGACAAGCCGCACAAGCACCCACCCCACGTCCAGGCAGTGACCAAGGCAGCACGCCAAGCAGCCATCGACACCGCCCTCAGGCACACCCACACAGTCGACGTGTACGTCATCCACTCGATGCCCGGCACCAAGACGATGGACGCATACCGAGCACACGGCGCCCAGATCGTGGTCATCGACCCAGGCAAGTCAGTCGTCATGGCGAGATGTAAGGCCGAACGCCCCTGGCAGATCCAGCAGGCCGCCAAGGAGTGGTACGCCAACCCACCCGCCCAGCAAACATCGGCAACGAGCCAGCAAACATCAGGGCATGCAGGCGACACCGCCCGCGAATGGTGAATAACCGCAGGTCAGAGGCACTTTCGCGATGATGACCAGCGCCGCGCAGCATAACCGCAGGTCAGGGGGGGTAGGGGTGCCGCGAGGACCCTGCCGGCCAGTCGACCCCAAGCACTCCTATGCGATCTATGTATGACGATTTTCCACACCCACCACGGCCGGCGGACCCACGCCAGCAAACTCCAGCAAACATTGGCGCTAACCCAGCAACTTCGAAGGCGGTGATCTGACGTGGCGAAACCCGGTTTGCGCCTCGCAGGCGCCGATGAGGAAGCACCGAAGTCGGCAACGAAACCCAAGTCGGTTTCGCAGGCGGCAGCTGGTGGGGATCACCGCGAACTGTTGGTAGCGATGCGGGAACGGATCGCAAACACCGTGTCTGACCCGTCGTGCCCGCCAAGGGATTTGGCTGCGTTGACGCGCAGGTTGCAGGACATCGCCAAGGAAATCGAGTCGATCGACCTTCGGGCCAAGCAGGAAGCGGCGGAGGGTGGCAGTGACGGCCCTGGCGACGAAACCTGGAACTCAGAAGCTATCTGAGGTCGCGCGGCACGTCGTTCAGCCGGCCGGGATCGTGTCGACGGGCTGGCCGGCTGTTCACGCGACGTGCCGGGAAAAGCTGGGAATCACGTTCGACGGCTGGCAGCAGGGCGCGGCGCGGCTGATTCTCGCGAAGCGCGAGGATGGGAAGCTCGCCGCCACCGTTGGTGGGGTTGGGATGTCTCTTCCGAGGCAGGTCGGCAAGACGTATCTGTTGGCGGGTCTGATCTTCGGGTTGTGCGTCAATCAACCTGGGCTGTTGGTGATCTGGTCTGCCCACCATGCGCGGACGCATGAAGAGACGTTCCTGTCGATGCAGGCGTTCGCCGAACGGCAGAAGGTCAAGGCGTACATCGACCGCGTGTACCTCGGGTCTGGTGATGAGGAGATCCGGTTCCACAACGGGTCTCGAATCTTGTTCGGCGCCCGTGAGCGTGGGTTCGGCCGCGGCATCCCTGGTGTTGATGTGCTGATCATGGATGAGGCGCAGATCCTTTCGGAGCGGGCGTTGCAGAACATGCTCGCGACGATGAACACGTCGCAGTTCGGGTTGCACGTGTACGTCGGGACACCGCCGAAGCCGGAAGACAATTCGGAGTCGTTTACCCGGATGCGTGACGATGCGTTGACTGGGGCGAAGACGAACCTGGTGTGGATCGAGTGCGGCGCCGACGATGATGCCAATTTGGATGATCGGAAGCAGTGGGCGAAGGCCAACCCGTCATTTCCGCACCGGACGCCGGTCGAGGGCATTGAACGGCTGCGGGAGAAGCTTGACCCTGATGGCTTCAAGCGTGAGGGCCTTGGGCTCTGGCTGTCGACCTCGGGGCAGTTGATCTCACCGGCGGTGTGGTCGGCGCTTACGGACGTGGAGTCGAAGCCGACGGACCCGGTGTCGTTCGCGGTGTACGTGAATCGGATGCAGACCCACGCCGCGATAGGTGTCGCTGGGTACCGCACTGATGGTCGGATGCACGTCGGGATCGTGGAGACACAGCCAGGGACGGCGTGGATACCCGATCGGGTCCTTCAGTTGCGGGACAAGTGGAAACCGTGCGCCACGGTCATCGACAACTTCTCCTCAGCTGCTGCTTTGATCCCGGCCATTGAGGAGCTCGGCGTCGAAGTCTTGACGACGACGGGCGCAGACATGGCCAGGGCGTGCAGCGGCTTCTACTCCGCGGTCCACGAAGACAAGCTCAGACATGGTGGCGCACAACCCCTGGCCGACTCCGTGGCTGCAGGGAAGAAGCGTGACCTGCTCGATGGATGGGCGTGGAACAGAAAAGACAGCAGTAGTGACATCACCCAACTCGTTGCGGTGACGCTCGCTCTTCATGGCCTGAACGTCAATGGCCGCACACCGGAAATCGAGGCTTGGGGAATGCTGACGTGAACTCTTGGATTGCACTGGCATTGGCGGTGATTGCCGTACTCGCGTACTCGGCGATCGTAGCCGGTGCGGCAGTCATCTGGGGCTTGGGCGTCGCACTGCTGACCAGTGGTGTCCTACCACTGGTGGCGGTCATCTTCTACGTGCTCTATGACCCGGACAAAGCCTGATGGCGAACCTGTTGTCGCGGATGAAAGCTACCGAGCGTTCATCGCGGGACATGTCGTTTGATCAGTACGCGGCGATGCTCGGTCAGTTCCAGTTCAACGGATTGACGTATGGCTCCCCGGGTATGCAGCAGACGTTGGCCGGTACGGCCACGGAGATGCCGACGAACAACTTCATTGGCCTCGCGTCTCAGGCTTACGCATCGAATGGTGTGGTGTTCGCCTGCATGCTGGTCCGCCAGTTGGTGTTCTCTTCGATCAGGTTTCAGTTCCAACAGATTTTGAACGGGAAGCCATCGAAGACGTTCGGTGATCAGACACTCGGCGTGCTGGAGCGGCCGTGGCCGGGTGGTACGACACAGGATCTGTTGTCGCGGATGATTCAAGACGCAGACCTGGCGGGAAACAGCTACTGGGTTCGTCAGGGTGACGAGTTGGTCAGGTTACGTCCCGACTGGGTGCAGATCGTCGGGACTCCACGAACGATGGGGACGGCAGACTCCAGCCGCGGCAATGGCCAGGTCGGTTGGGTGAAGAAGGGCTACCTCTACACCGAGAACGGGTGTCACCCAAGCAACTCCCATGAGGCAGTCGCGTTCACGGTCGAAGAGGTCGTGCACTTCGCGCCGATACCCGATCCGCTCGCGGTGTTCTCTGGGATGTCGTGGCTGACGCCGATCCTGCGTGAAATTCAGGCCGACCACTCGATGACCAGGCACCAGCGGAAGTTCTTCGACAACGGCGCTACGCCGAACATGATCATCAAGCACGCGCTTGGCACGACGAACGACTCCATCACGAAGTTCTCAGAAGAGGTGCTGGCGAAGTTCGCCGGTACCGAGAACGCCTACAAGACACTGAATCTGTACCCCGGCGCCGACGCGACAGTGGTCGGCGCGGACCTGCGCAGTATTGACTTCAAAAGTGTGCGCGGCGGCGGGGAGACCCGCATCGCCGCCGCCGCTGGAGTCCCGCCGGTGATCGTCGGTCTGTCTGAAGGATTGGCTGCGGCGACATACTCGAATTACGGCCAAGCGCGCCGCCGGTTATCCGATGGTACGGCGCACCCGTTGTGGCAGAACGTTGCCGGGTCAATCGAGAACGTCGTTCCGCCTCCCGGTAATGGAACGCGGTTGTGGTACGGAACCGCTGACGTCCCATTCCTGCGTGAGGACGAGAAGGACGCCGCCGATATCGCGCAAGTCAAGGCCACCACCGTCAACACGTACATCATCGCCGGGTTCGAACCGGATTCGGCTGTAGCAGCGGTCGACGCCGACGACATCAACCTATTAGTCCATACCGGTCTGACCAGCGTGCAACTCGTTGAGCCGGGCCAAGATCCGCCGCCGCCAGCCCCGACGGACCCACAGGTAGGAGGAGCATAGTGACGACAGCGCAACGCAAGGCGGCACCGCCGCGTGAGGACGTCTGCCGGTCGGTGCCGTTCACGCTGACCCGCGACGGCCTGCCCACTGACGGTCGGACGTTCGCTGGCTATGGCGCAGTGTTCAACTCGCCCACCCGGATTGATTCATGGGAGGGCACCTTCGACGAGCAGATCGCCCCAGGTGCGTTCCGCAAGTCCCTTCGTGAGCGCACACCGAAGTTCCAGTTCGACCACGGTCAACATCCACTCATCGGATCGGTGCCAATCGGCACCATCGCCGACATCCGCGAGGACGACAACGGCCTCTACGTCGAAGCACGTATGGGGCAGCACATCCTCATCGACCTCATCCGTGAGGCCATCGAGACCGGCGCGATTGACGGTATGTCGTTCCGGTTCTCCGTGGTCCGCGATGAGTGGCGCGACGCAGAAGGAAAGACCGTCAAGCCCGAGGACGTCGAAGAGGCGCTCTGGACGGGATCGCGCGGTGTGCTGCTGCGGACGCTGAAAGAGGTCAAGGTGGCCGAGGTTGGCCCCGTCGTGTGGCCGGCCTACTCCGACACCACCGCAAGTATGAGAACCGCTGGCGTCGTCGAGATCGACGGCGCCCGTTTGCAAGACCCCGAGCAGCGCAGGTTGCTCGGAGAACTTTTACTGCGCGCAGACGCAGTGGAGAACGCCCCCGAAGAGGGCGAGTCCAACGCAGAGCCGCAAGACACCCCCGATGATTCGGTGGCCGTTGAGCACTCGGACGAGGACACCGACACGCCGCAATCCACCTCACCCGAGGCCGGGGAGCACGAGCCGGAAACCGACACCGAAATCCCAACCGATGCAATCGACGACGCACGAGCAGCCGCCACCGAGCGACTGTTCACCACTGCGCTCGCCCAAGTTCGCACCGCGCGGGAATCAACCCCACCCATGAAAGGACTCTGATGTCTGTCGAACTGACTCATCAACAGGCCCTGCACCGCGAGAAGGACATCCAGGACGAACTGGAGCGGCTCAAGGCGAAGAAGGATAAGGCCCCCGAGGATCACGCAGCGGTCCCCACCTTGCTCGAGGAGTTCCGTTCGGTGCACGAGCACCGGTTGGACCTGGAGCACGATGCGGCGCTCGACGAGATCCGCTCCGCCGCAGCCAGCGGCGCTCCCGCTACCAGCGAGGCTGTTGGCGCAACCGTCGTCGATCAGGGTGAGCGTTCCGGACAGCGGTTCGGCGCACAGCTTGGCAGTACGGGCAAGTACAAGAACCCGTGGGATCTGTCCGAAGTTCGCTATTCGGGCAACCGTGACAGCGAGCTGCGTGCGCGTGCGCTCGGCGCCATCGAGCAGATGCCGTTCGCGGAGGACAAGGTCCGTGAAGCGGCCACCAAGTTCGTCGAGCGGGATCGTCACAACAAGGCGACCGATCTGGCGCTGCACACCACGTCGCCGCTCTACGGTGAAGCGTTCACCAAGATCATCCGGTCGAACGGCCAGATGGCTGCGCTCACCACGGAGGAGCAGGGCGCGATCGCTCGCGCCATGTCGCTCACCGACTCTGCCGGCGGATATTTGGTGCCGTTCCAGTTGGACCCCACCGTCATCCTGACGGCCAATGGATCGGTCAACGAGATCCGGCAGATCAGCCGCGTGGTTACCGCCACCGGTGACACGTGGAACGGAATCTCCTCGGCTGGCGTCACCGGCTCATGGGATGCGGAAGCCGCCGAGGTTTCCGACGATGCGCCGACCTTGGCTCAGCCGTCCATCCCGATCTACAAGTTCCAGGTGTTCGTCCCCGTGACGCACGAGGTCGCGATGGACGCACCCGGGCTCGCCAACGACGTCGCCCAGTTCATCGCGTTCGAGAAGGACGCGAAGGAGGGCACGGCGTTCGCCACCGGTTCGGGTTCGAGCCAGCCGACCGGCATCGTGACCGCACTGGTTGCGTCCGCCGGCAGCGCAAGCGTGGTCAACTCGGCCACCACCGACACCTTCGCGTTGGCGGACGTGTACGCGCTGGATTCCGCTCTCCCGGCACGGTATGCGGCGAACGGCTCCTGGTTGGGTCACCGCGGCGTCTACAACCTGATGCGGCGCTTCGACACCGCTGGTGGTGCGGCACTGTGGGGTTATCTGGCCGACGGCCGTAACCACAACCTGTTGGGTCGCCCAGACTACGTGTCGGAGGCAATGGACGGCGTCCTGAACACGTCGGCGGAGAACTACTTCCTGATCTTCGGGGACTTCTCCAACTACGTGATCGCCGACCGTTTGGGCGTCACCATGTCCTACATCCCACACCTGTTCGGTTCGAATGGGCGTCCGACGGGGCAGGCCGGCTGGCACGCGTGGCTGAGAGTCGGAGCTGACTCGGTAAACGACGCGGCATTCCGCATGCTGGATGTCACGTAGTCATATCTGCTGTAAACGGTTGCGGCGCACAGTGAAATGCTGTGCGCCGCAACCTGCAAGCAACCAATTCCAGCTAGGAGTTCCGCAATGAGCTTTCGTTGCATCAACGCGTTCTCGTTCGGTGACACCGTGTACGCCAACGGATACGAGGCGGCCGACGGTGATCCGATCCTGAAGACGCACGCTGATCACTTCGCAGAGGTGGATAATTCGCCGTTCGTGGGGCGTGCGGTGGAACAGGCCGTCGCGGAGCCCGGCGGTTTGCGTGCGGTGTCGAAGAAGAAGGCACCCGCGAAGGCTGCTCCCAAGCCAGCCGCCCATAAAACGGCCGACGACTCGCCGGCTGAATCCGACGAGGAGAAGAAGTAATGCGCAGCGTCTACAACAACGTCCTGCCCGTGATCGCGCTGACCAGTGCGTCCCGGACCGCCAACTCCGCCGTGAATGGTACCGAGGTCGACCTGGCGGTGTACAACAACAACTTCCGTTCGGTGTCGTTCGTGGTCACCACTGGCACCATCACCGACGGTGCGGTCGTGTTCAAGATCCAGGAGACCGACACCACCGGTACGGGTTACACGGACGTGCCATCCGATCACCTCCTAGGGTCGGCACCGACCACCGCATCGACCGACGACGACAAGGTGTTCCACTTCGGGTTCATTCCAACGAAGCGGTTCTGCCGCATCGTGGCCACGCAGTCGGGTGCGACATCGGGCGGCATCTATTCGGCCGTCGCACTTCTGTCGGCTGGGTCGAACGTTCCTCCGCAGCGTTCCTGATCGATGACGGTCAACTACGCAGACGCAGCATTGGCGGCTGCCCGCCGATACTGCGGCTGGGTAGTTACCCCACCGGAAACCATCACCGTCACGGTGGACGGTCCTGGTGGTCGGGTGTTGTCGTTGAAGTCGTTGTACCTCACCGCCATCACGGCGGTCATCGAGGATGACGTCGTGTTGGACGTGGCCGATCTTCGGTTCTCGCGGGATACCGGTGTGGTGTACAAGAAGCACGGTCGGTGTTGGTCTTGTCATCCCGGGGCGATCACCGTCACGTTCACTCACGGCCATGACGAGGCGCCGGATTTCGATGCGGCGGTTGAGCAGGCGGCGTTGGCGTTGACCGTGTCGGCTGGCCGGGATGATCCGGCGATGACGCGTAAGCGGGTCGACGACGTGGAGTACGACTGGTCGGTCTCCCTGCTGCAGGGCGGTGCCTTGTCTGGGTCGGCTAAGGCCTTGTTGGATGCCTACCGGATTCTGCCGATCTCATGAGCTTCGGGTCAACGACGGTGACGTTCATCAGCGAAACCCCCGCGGGTGCCCGCGGGAAGCTGGGTACGCAAACCCCGGTTGAAGCACGGGTGGCTGTGCCTGGCTGCCGGTTCCGGCCGTTGTATGCGCGGGAGATGCCAGAAGACCTGACGAACCTTGCTACGCAGGTGTGGCGGTGCACGGCCCCCCCGGAAGCGGCTGCTATCGCGGCGAAGTCCACCGGTGTGATCGAGGTGGATTCGGTGAAGTACAAGATCATCGGCGGCGCACGACCGTTTGAGGACTTCACTAACCCGTTCAAGGTCACCATCGACTGTCAAAGGAACCCGGCCTGATGGCGAACTCGTTGCGGGATGTCGGTATCTCCGATGATGATCTGAACCGGGCGATCGAATCCTCTGCGCAGGTGCGGGCGGAGAAGATCAAGAAGGCGAAAGAGGTTGCCGCCTTCGCTAAGTCGATCGCCCCGAAGGACACCGGCAAGTATGCGGCGGGTATCGAGGTGCAGAAGACGAAGACCGGGAAGATTCGGGTCGTCGCCACCGCCTGGTATTCGCACCTCATCGAGTACGGCACCGGACCAGACAAGAAGGGCAGCGGCAAGGATCGTTACCGCCCCGGCGCGGGTGTGAAGCTCGGCCCCGATACCCCTACCCCGGAGTTCGCGATATTCGCGAAGACGGCTGCTGCTTTCGGTGGTACCGCTGGGGGTGTGCTCTCCGATGACGGTTGATCTGTTGGAGGAGTCCGCGGCCGACGTCGAAGAACTACTCATTGTGTGGTTGACACCGTTGGGGCCGACCGCGTTCCGCAAAGCCGCTACCGATGACTTGTCGGACCTACCGTTCCGGGTGGTTCGAAGGATCGCCGGCGCTGAGGACGAATGCGAATCCCTGGACTCCCCAATCGTGTCTGTCCACACGTTCTGTGACGCGTCCGATCCCGATGAGGCGATGGACGAGTGCAAGAGGACTCACAAGCGAATGATGCTGCTTGCGCGGGAGCTTCCCGAGATCGTCTTGGCTGATGGCCGCCAGGCGTGTGTCGAATCTGTTGAGTGCGTTGAGAAGCCGACGTGGGTGGATTACACCGACGAGATTTTGCGCAAAGTTGGCCGGTATCAACTCGGCCTCACCATCGTCGCGGAATAGCCCCCCGCGCAGCCCCCCAATGGGGCACCTGATCTAGCCCAACCCAACCGCCGGGATGACCTTCCGGTTATTTCACCATCCCCGAAAGGAAGCCACAGACATGGCGATTCCCTCAACCGGCACGACCTGGAAGTCCGGCGGCTTCAACGACGTCGACAGCAGCTTCCTTGAGCGTGGCGGCAAGATGGCGGCGTTCTGCCGTCAGGCGCAAGGCGCGGCCACGAACCTTTCGCCGCACTCCGATTCGGCCGGCACCGTGAACTGGGCGCCGTTCGCCGCTGACGGACAGTTGCGCGACGACCTGTTCGCCTTTATCAAGTCCGGCGGGTACTGGATTCCGAATCCCACAGACAACGAGGGCTTCCACCTGTTGGGTGCGTTCAAGGAAGGCGATGGGCCGACCGTCAAGTCCGACTCCAGCGACGACGACTACATGATCGAACAAAGCAACTTCCCGTTCGACTCGGACCGGGTGAAGGACGACATCCCCTTCACTCTCACCCCGGTGGAGACGCTGAAGCCAGTTCTCCGTCGTATCCGCAACGGGCTGCCGTTGGTCAATGCCAACGGCGACAACTTGGTGGAGTACCCCGGGCAGGCGAACACCATCTACGTCACCCCGCTGGATTACACGCCGATCAACTACCAGTTCCTTCTGCTGCGGGAGTTCAACAAGCCGTCGGGGAAGATCCAAACCGTCAAGGCGTACGACTTGGTGAAGATCAACAAGATCGGCGATTCGAAGTTCGGCAAGAAGGACGCCGAAGCCGCCGAGCTCACGTGCAAGCCCCTCCCTTCGGGGTTCTTCATGGGTGTTCAGGACGGCGAGTACCAGCCGATCATCAAGGCGGAGTGGATCGGTGGCCCCGGATACGCGGCCCTGTACGGGTCGCCTACGCATCAGTTCACCGTCACGTTGGGCACGCAGTCCAGCGGTACGTTCACCCTGACCTACGGCGGCCTGACGACGGCGACGATCGCGTTCGGCGCTGCCGCTTCCGCAGTGAAATCGGCCCTGGTGCTGCTGGATGACGGGTTCGACGCTTCCGACTGGACCGTCGCCGGTTCCACGGGCGGCCCGTACACGGTGACTGTTCCCGTCATCGGGACCACGTTGTCGGGTTCGGGTGCCTCGCTGGGTACGCCGGGCACGTTCGTCATCGCCCCCGTTTAACAGAGACCCCGGCGGGGTGCGTTGGGCTAGCGCATCCCGTCGGGTCTAGCCCTCTAGCCCACTGAAAGGTAGCCCACCATGTCTCAACCCGTTCTCGACGATGACGAACCGAAACTGCCTCCCGTATCAGTGGAGGCGGAAGATGCTGCGCGGGAACAACTCGCGGAGTACTTCGGGTTCGCCCGGCACGCCTACATCACTGCTGGTGGTGAACGGTTCGAGATCACGAACCAGAACCTGCTTTCGGAAGAGCAGCAGGAGCGGTACGACGAAGTTCAGGCCGAGCTCCGGACTTTGGACCATGAAACGGTGGTGATCCGCAACGCGATCACCAACGAGGTGGTGGTGGATCCGAAGACGGGCGAACCTCTGACGGATCGGGTGTTGATCGAACCGCACACGAAAGATGGTGTGTTGGTGAAGCCCACGTATTGGTCGCGGGTCCTTCGGGCGATCATCGGTGAGGACGCGCATGGGCGGTTCATTGCCAAGGGTGGCCGGTCGTCTGAGTTCCGGCTGGTGTGGTCGAGGATGACCAGGGAGATGTTGGAGCGCGCAGCCGAAGACTCGAAAAGTAAAGATAGCTCTCGAGATATGGCGAAGGTGGCCAACCGAAATCGAGGTTGACCTCGACAATGCGCCTGCCTTGTACAGCCTTGCTGATTGGTTGCAGGGCACCCGTGATGAGCACGGTCGACTGAAGTTGTCGTCGCGGAAGTTGTTGGTGTTCCTCGAGCGGTCCCGGGATTCTTCGGAGTACCACAAGTGGGCACTGAGGAACGGTGACCTCACCCACGATCAGGATGTTGCACGGAAGATGCACAACCTGATCGGGAAGCTTACCGCTTCTTACCTTTCCGCGCATGGCGTTGAGGGTGAAGACGCCTTGTATTACCCGGTGGAGTCACGGATCGAGTATGTGCAGCGGTGGCTCGCCGCGGAAGCCGATTTCCTGGAAAACGAAGCCGATGCAGAGCCGGACATCATCGGCAGCCTGTTCGGTAACTAGCCCAAAGGAGGTGTCTCATTTCAGTTTTCATTGACGTCAAGTCAAGATTTGATGACGCCTCTGGGAAGAAAGCCGCTGAGGAAGCAAAGGCGTATTTCGCCAACGCGGGTACTTCGGCTGGTAATGACTTCTCTGGGAACTTCGCGAAAGCTGTTGAGAGCGATGGGAAGATCCGTGCTGCCGCGGACAAGGTCGCAGATTCGCTGGACAAGATCACCGCTGCCGAGGCGAAGCGTGCCACGCAGATGGAGAAGTCGAAGGCCGTCAATGAGGCCATCACGAAGGCTGAGGCGGACCTCGTCAAGCTCCGCGGTGTGGATCATGTCAAGGCCGCTGAAGAGATTCTGAGTCTAGAGAAGAGCCTCGGTGATCTTCGGCAGAAGAGCATCGATATCGACAACAAGCTGGTCGTGTCGTCCGCTGCTGTTACTCGGGCCAATCGCGATAAGGCTAGGGCCGTCAGTGAAGCCGGAGACGCCTATCGGAAGATGGGCAACGACGCCGACGATGCGGGCAAGAAGCTCGACGAGTTGAAGTCGAAGCTGTCCGGTATTGGTGACGGTGGGGCTGGGTTCGCGAAACTGAACCTCGGACTCACCGGCATCGGCCTCCTTCCGGCTGCGGCTACTGCCATAACTGAAGTCGCCGGGGCCTTGAACCAGTTGGCCGGCGCCGGGTTCGCGGTTCCGGGGATCTTCGCGGGCATCGCCTCCTCTGTGGGTGTTGGTGCTTTGGGTATGCACGGTATGTCGGATGCCATCAAGGCCGTCGATAAAGCATCCGACGGGACGAAGTCCTCGGTGGAGGCGGCGAACAAAGCCCTGGCCGGACTGGACCCGACCGCGGCTGGTGTGGTGAAGACCGTCGTCGGGCTGAAGGGGACGCTCACTGATCTGGAGCACCTCTCCGCGGGGAACATGTTCGCTGGGGTGTCGAATGACCTGAAGGGCCTTGCCGCAGCGGATCTCCCCGCTGCGACCCGAGGTGTCGACGGTCTTTCGAAGGCGTTGAATCAGAACCTCCGCGAGGCGATCCGCTCGTTGGGGACTAGTTCGTCTCAGGGGTTCTTGGATCGGATCTTCGGGAACACGGCGGACGCGCAGTCGAAACTCACGCAGGCTATTAACCCCATCGTTCATGCGGTGGGGGAGCTTAGTGCTGTCGGCTCGGATTCGCTACCGCGCTTGGCTACGGACATCGGGAACATCGCGGACAGGTTCGACCGGTTCATCTCCGCTGCTGACTCCAGCGGCAAGTTGGACAAGTGGATCAACGACGGCATCACCGGATTCGAACAACTCGGCAACACCGTCTTGAACATCGGCAAGTCTTTCGAGTCGGTCGTTCAAGCGGCTGGCGGCGGGACCGGTTTGTTGGGGACGTTGGAGTCGGCCTCGCAAAGGTTGGCGACGTTCCTCGACTCGGCGAACGGGCAGCAGACACTCTCACGGTTCTTCGCAGAGGGTCGGGACACGTTGGGGCAGTTGAAGGACATAGCCGTCCAGGCGGGTCCGATCCTGGCTGGGGTGTTCCAATCTGGCCTGGCCGCGGCACACCTGTGGCTACCGGTCATCAAAGACGTCCTGCAGACCATCAACTCCATTCCTGGTGGCGCTCAGGCGGTTGTGGGTGCGTTCGCGGCGTGGGAGTCCATCAAGGGTGTTGCGTCCCTGGCGACTTCGCTGAACGGGATTGCGAACATTCTGAAGTTGATTCTCCCCGAGGCGGCTACGGCTGGTGCTGGTGGTATCAGCGCCGCGCTCGCAGGGATCACGCTTCCGGCGTGGATGGCGTCGCTCATGGCGGTTGCGGGACCGGCGGCTGTGGTCGCGGTGGCCGCTGGCGGCGGAATAGCGCTTGGACAGTGGTCAGACCCTGAAGGCAAGACCAACGAGATCGTCGCCACCGGTAGGGGTGGTCGTGGTGCGAACGCTGGGGCATTAGCCCGCGGTGGGTTCGGTTCGGCCCCCACGCCTTCGCCCGGCTATAGCGGTGGCTATAGCGGTGGTGGTGGAAGTTTCGACATCGACGGGAGACGACCAGCCCCGGGGTACGAGGGGTTCCTGAATCCGAACTGGAAGCCTGTACTCGACACCGCCCCTGGTGGCCCGGGGACGTTCCGCCGCCGTGACGGCAGCCTCGGAACCCTCCCATCGAAGGACGGCGCCATTCCGGGGACGCCCGGGGTGAGTTCCTACACCGACCCCGCCATCACATCAGGTGGTGGGAGTGGTGCGGCTGGTACTCCGTTCATCGACCCGTCGAAGTACATGGCGGGCGACCCGCTGGCTGGGATGCCCGCTGCGGTCGCGGGTTCGGACCCGCAGAAGGTGTTCGAAGCCGACAGTGCGCTCATCACGAACACGCATGACCTGGAGCAGAAGAAACTCGCCCTGCAGGTGTTGGAGGCCAAGGGCACTGCCACCCAACAGGAATTGTTGACGGCGAAGAACGATCTGCAGGAGAAGGAACGCTCCCTGTATGACGCGCAGGCCAAGGACATCGCCGCGCGTACCAATCAGATGAAGCAGTCCACCCAGGACCTCAAAGACGTGTTCGCGCCGATGGATCAGGACTTCGGACTGTCCAAGGGCATTCCGGGGTTGGTGGAGAACCTGACGAAGCTGTTCGGGAACATTGCCCTCGCCGGGACGATCGCCAAGTCACCCACGTTGCAGGCTGCTGCGGCATCGCTGATGGCCCCGCAAGGATCGGGTAGCGGCACGGCATCCGGCCCAGGCTATGGATACGGATCCGGCGGCGGCGGTGCTGGTTTCGCGAACCCGAACGTCAACGCGATGATCGCAACGGCTCAGGCCGGTAGCGGCGGGAAGTACGGTGCCGCATCGGACCTCGCCAACGGTCTATCCGATTGCTCGGGTGCGGTCTCGGACCTGTATGAGGTTCTCAAGGACGGCCAGTCCACTCCAGCCCGTGATTTCACCACCGCCGACTTCGCCACACCAGCAGGTGCCGCGAAACTGGGATTCCAGCCCGGCTACATGCCAGGGGCTTTCAACGTCGGCGTTCATCAGGGCGGCCCCGGCGGCGGTCACATGGCGGCAACACTGCCCAACGGCGTCAACTTCGAATCCGGCGGCGGGACAGGCCAAGGCGCAACCTACGGCGGCAACGCGGCTGGCGCGCTCAACCCTGAGTTCGAAAGCCAGTATTACATCCCCGTCGGTGGCGCTCCTGCAGCTTCTGCGATCGGTCCGACACCCATTGGTGGGGGTGTCGGGCCGAACCTCTATTCCCCGGCGAATACCAGCCCCGGGCTCAGCAATCCTGCGGCTCCACTGCCCACCGGGGGCGGTATGGGCGGCGGCCTGGGTCTCAATGCCCCGCAATCGGGTATTGGTGGTTTCAACACCGGTGTCCAACCGGCTGCGAACCCCGGCGGTGGGGGGATCGGCATCACCCCCGGAGGAACCCTCGACTCTGCGCTGACCGCAGCAGCGTCGATCATGCCCGGTGGCGGAGCAGCTGCGCAGGTCGCCATCAAGGAAGCATCGCGTGCCATCCAATTCGCTGGCCAGGCCGCCAGTATCGGCGTTTCCGGTCTCATGGAGACTGTTCTCCCAGCCGGTTCCCCTCTCGCCGCCAATTCGTGGTTCTCGAAGATCGCTGGCGGCCTGGCCGGTGCCCGCCCCGCATCCCCCAACAAGGCGGGCGGACCCAACGGCGGGCAACCCGGGCAAGCAGCACCACCCATGGGCACCCCAGCCAGTGGGCAGGGCGCAGGCCCCGCACCGGGTCCGGGTGTGACGGTGAACTACACCAACAACCAAGCCACCGAAGACCGCGCAGGCGCCGACCTAACCTCGCATCTGACGGCGATGAACTCCGGGGTCGGTCACTGATGATCCGCTACCCCAAAGGCCTAGTCCCGCATGGCGCCTACCAACTGTTGAAGGGCACGCACGCCAACCTGTCCCTCTCCGCCCATGACGACTCGGTCCTGTTCAACCTCATGGGCGGTTTGGCTCTCCCTGACTACACGCAACCCGAATCAGTCACGTTGAAGAAGGGCGGGTTGAAGGGGCTGATCCCGCCGTGGCAGACCATCGACCACAAAGGTGCCACGGAGGACGGGACGACGTTCGTCACCGCCCTCTATGACCCCATCGAAGTCGACATGACCGTCGTTGCGCGGGGTCGGGACGCGAAGCACACCCGCAGGGTCGTCAAGGATCTCATCGCCTCAATCGATGCGAAGAAGCAGTCCGAGCTGGCTTTCACCACTCAGGATGGCGGCCGGTGGTGGGCGCCCATCCGCTGGTTCAAAACCCCACCAAACACGTATGAGGGTGCGCAGCGCCGCCGCCAAGAACTCACCCTGAGACTTAGGGCCGACAACGGGTTTTGGCGCACGTTCGACGACGTCAGTGCTTTCCAGTTCGCCTACGAAGACATGACGGACACGTTCACCACCGACTACTCAGGTGACCACGACTTGGGACCGAACTGGCCGCAGCACTACACCGGCACCGGGTTGGGATACTGCACGTCGAATGGTGACCACGCCTACTGGGTCGACGGCGCCAACACCACATCCAGGGAAGTCGTCAACGGCCCCTACAAAGACTTCGCCACTGACACCGACAACCAGGTCATCAACATCGTCACGGGTTCCATCCCGGAGATCACCTTCCCAGACGGTGCGGAGAACCACATTTGGGGACGGATGGGCGTCTCCAGTGGGGCGTGGGACGGCAACGGCATCAAGCTGCAAATCGGCTGGGGCACAATGGTCCTGTCCCGGTTCAACGCTTTCACCGAGACGGTGATGCGGACGTGGATAGAGGTCATCCCACCACTGCCGGGGGAGAAGTTCACCCTGGTCTGCGGGTTCGACGGAAACCCCCGCCTGTTCAAGGTCCTGCGCAACGGCGCCGAACTCCATTCGTTCGTCGAGACCGGTACCGGCTCAGCCCTTGGATCCGCTTATCGGGGGATCGGGTTCGGGATGCGGGCCGGCGCCGCCCTGATCACCCAGGCCACCCCGGGGATCGTGAGGAAGGTTTCCGCCGGCGACAACTCGATCGTCACCCAGTCCGGATACCTCACCCGGTTGAACATTGGTGATCAGCCGCTGCGCGACCGGTACACCTTCTACGGGCCGGGAACCTTCACCATCGCCAACGGTCCCGGGGCTAGTGATTCGGTGACGTTCGGGCCGTTGCTGGCGAATCAGATCGTCCAGATACGCACGGACAACCGGAAGATGACCGTCGTCGACCTCACGTCGACTCCTCCGACTCCGCAGGACCTGACCCTGTTCCAGGAAGCGCTGAAGGACCTGCTGGACTTCGCCTCCGGCAACAATGTCCCACCGCTGTTCGTGGCGATCGAGTCGGTTTTCGGTATCGCCCCACCGCAGGGGAACCTGTACTCCCTACTCAAGGGGAGGTTCTCTGAGGCGGCGGCCATCCCCCCGAAATCGCCTGGCGCACCAGCTGCGCCGTACTCGGTGGCGGTATCCATCGCGGGCGGCAACGCCAACTCCCGGGTCCTGGCCGCGGGAACGCCCTTAAGGCGATACCCCCACTAATGATTGTCATCAACGTCGTCCCCGGATCGGTGACGACCGGTTTGTGGTGCCCGAAATGCCTACTCCCCAGCCGGTATGAGACGAACCTCTATCTGCTGTTCGAGAGCGGCCCGCACTGCATAGGTCCGGCTAGCCGCTGCGACGGGTGCGCATCGTGACGTCCACGGAGATCGTCCGCTGGCAGTCCGAACTCCAAGGGTCCGACCCCTACCGTGCCGCTATCGCTGCCGAACGCCTCGCCGACGTCAAGGACAACATCGACCAGGACTTCGTGTTCCGGGTGTTCGACAAACTCTGGAGACAGGTCGACGAGCTCGGCGGCGACCTCATGGACGGGTCGGGAACCATCCCGCGCAACGACAAGCCGACCGCCATGTTGAAGGTCAAGGGCGAATCGAATCTCATCGAAACGCTGATGGACTGCCGGTCGACGATGGTCGGCGTCACGATGGAAACCGAGGGCATTCGGCAGGCGTACTACGTCGACACTCACGAATACAACTATGACAAGGCGTCGTGGACTGGGACCGCGAATTGCTTTGGCATCTACGATATTTTGTTCTACCTGCAAATCTGGCCTGAGTGGTTCCTGCCTATCCAAGTGCAGCCTGTTTCCCATGCCGTATTTATTGGTCCCCTGGTCACTGTTGTAGAGAACATGATCGCCGAGTGCGCGATCCGCATCCAGTCGGGGTTGTGGGAGTTCGTCAACAACGCGGCCTCGTTGAACCCGGACATCCGGGCCTGGTTCGGCACCCTGCTGCAGTCCAACGGGAACATCTTCGAGGCGTTGAAAACCCCCCTGTATGTGGTGATGTCCAACCCCTTGCTGGACGGTTCCCCGTTGGTGGCGAAGACGGTACGGATGCAGTCCTGCGGCGAAGTCATCAAGGAGTTGACTGCACCGTACGGGGTGGACGTCCGGGTGGACTTGTGGCTGCCGGGGGATGACCAGCCCGACGCCTGGGCCAACCTCGACCAACCCACCTATGTGGTGACGGTCAAGGACCGCAGCCAGATCGAGGGGCCGACGAAGACGATCCTCGACTCAGTTCTACGGACCGTCGTCGACCTGGGCGGCTCGTTGGGGGACTTGTTCCAGCCGGTCATCACCGACGTTCCCGGGATGAACGGCGTCTACCAGGCACCCATCCTGGGGCTGAACTTCGTTGCCCCCTACGCGATTCTGATCGCCCCAGACGCGGGGACCGACGATAAATCCTCTTTGGTGTCGTGCAAGATCATCGACCACACCCCCAAGGGCTGGCAGCACATCATCGGCGGCAAATCCCCGAAGTGGCTCAACGACCTCATCAACGCCACCCTGTCCTGGCTCATCGACTCCATCTCGATAGTCATTGGCATCACAGGGATTCCGTCGAATCTGCTGGACGGTTTCCTCAACGACGCCTTCCTCGCATTCCAGTTGATCGAACTGTACGACCGGCGCAATCAGGTCGGCCCCTACCACCCGAACATTGAACGGTTCACTGCTACGGGTTCTGCCCCGTACAACATCGAGGCCCTCTTCTCCTTCATTGACGCAATTTGGGCGAGCCGCGGATACACAAGCGCCCTCGCAACTTTCAGGAATGGGGACGTCTACCGGTTGGGGAAGGACATCTTCCCCGGCGGTCTCGTCTCCATCGTCTACATGGGTCGGAAGTTTCTGTTCACCGACTACATCGAAAACATCATGTGGAAGATTTCCCCGACTGAGCGGGACGTGATCATCCAGGTCGGTGATGGGAAGGCCGATGCCCCACCGCTAGCCAGATTCCAAGCCTTAATTACGGGTCTTCAGGAGAGCTTCAACGTCCTGACGCTAAGCCCGAACAACGGATAGGAGACCTTGTGCCCATTGAGCCATACCCCACAGTGACGGCGAACGGCCAAGAGTACTGGTCTGTTCCCTGCTTGGTGGCCAAGGAGTCCGACCCGGAGAACGGGGCGTACGTCTACTTCGCGAAACCCCTCAACGGGGTGACGGGTATTTCCGGTTTGGTGAAGGGCGACAACGGGAAGCACACCGAATTCCAGGAGGCGGTGGACTTCACGTCCCTCGCCTACAACGATGCAACAGCGTCGTCGATGTCGGTCGTTGAGGTCACTCCGGGTAGTGACACGGTCTCCCAGGTCGTCAAGTTGGCTGTCGCGTTGCACGAGGGTGTACCGGGGGCTGACGGCACCACGTCGCTGGACTTGGACTCCATCACCGGAACTTCGGCGACGGGGAAGTCGATCGTCGTCAACGCATCCAATGACGGGTTCGACTACGCCACCCTGTGGACGGGTGGGATGCACTGGCCCGCCACCGTCTCCGAAACCTCCGCGCAGACCGCCGGTGCGACGCTATCCACGATCACCGTCGCAACCAACACCTACCTGTCCGACTGGCGGCCGCTGATCCTAGCGTCCACCACCATCAACGGATCAACCACCGACGTGATCGTCGACATCATCGCCCGCCTGAATAACGCCACCACGGGCGCGGTCGTCGGTAGGGGGTACGGGATCAACGGCACCAACGACAAACTGGTTCTCAACTCCGGGCCTGATGCGGGAGCCTCGAGCTCGGTGAACAAGATCAACGCCGGGGATGCTGCCACCATCTACCTCCGTACCGAGAAGCAATCCGGTACCGCTACTTATTCGACCAGCCACACACGGTTCAGCTTGGTGGCCGTCCGCGCATGAGTGAGGCGCCTGACTACGCCACTGCGATCCCGAACCTGGCGTCCATTCATACGATGCCCACCCTTCCGGGTGAGGCAGGGCAGATCGGGCTGACGCAGGACCAGCTGGAAACCTTCGTCAAGAATTTGATCGAAGGCATCGTCCGGGAAGTCGTCCTCGACGTCGTCGGTGTCCTGCTTCCCGGGCCAGCTGCTCAGCAGTTGGCGAACTGGGCCGGGGACATCGTCGACCAATTCTTCAACATCGGAAGCTTGTTCAACGGGGTAGACCTGTCCTCCGGCAGTCTGAACCTGTCAGACGTGTGGACCGGCGTCATCAACGTATTCCTCAACCCGCTCAACCTGATCGAACTTGGCGGCCAGAGTCTCACCAACCTCGCGTCCCTGCTGGGCATCAACATCAACCAGTCCACGGGGACATTCGACCCGATTGATGCGTTGGTCGTCGCTCCCGTCCAGGGTGTCCTGACGTTGCTCGACAACATGTTCAACGCCACCGCCACCACTACGGGAACGGGGCACACTCAGGATGAGGTTGCGACCGCGTTGACCGGCCAGACCGACACCGTTGCCGGTACCGCGTCCACGTTGGCACAAGTGGTCGCCGGATTCGGTGCGGGCACCCCCGACGCCGACGACTTCGAGCGCACCTCCAGCGTGAACTTGGGTGCGAACTGGATGAACCTGTTTAGCTCCGGGACCGGGCCGTTGGCGACCCCAAATGGGCATGACGCTCACTACGGAGGATCCGCAGAGTACTTGTCGATCAAGACGGACATTCAAGCCTCCACGGACCACCAAATCGTCTCTGTCATTCTCGCCCAGGCGATTCCGGCGTGGGGATTCTTCACCCCCATCCCCTTCGGCGGCTACAACGACATCTGGCTTAGGTGTACGAACTTCACCACGTGGGCCACCCGAACGGGAATTAGGCTGAGGATCAACTCTGCCGCGTATGCGGCGGGTTACAACTTGTCGTGGTTCAATGCCGGAACCGAAACCATCCTCGCCTCCAACTCCATGCCATCGGTACCCGGTACTGGTGCGGTCATCTCATTGGAAGCTGGCGCGGGCGGCACCAATCTGCGGTTCGTCGCCAGCCTCAACGGTTCACCGTTCATGGACTTCACCGACACTGGCACGTCGTCGTTCGGTGCGTCGTACCTCTACCGGGGGATGGGTGGAAACACGGGCACTGGCGGCGGCCCCATCCAGGGTTCAGCTGACCTCAAGGGCTGGACGGCGCAGGGATGACAAGCCCGGAAGATCCGCCGCCCGCACCGTCCCCGGAGGATGTACAGAAGTTCATCGAGGACTTCCACAACTCGTACCCGACGCCTGCCGTGCACGAAGGCGTCGACAGTCCGATGTTGGTTGCCTTCACGGCCATCCGGCAGTTCGTAGAAGAGGTCCGCGGCACACAAGCCTCCACCACCAACCACGTCGAGACCCTCACGTGGCTGCACGCCGAGCTCGCGCACGCAGTGAACACACAAGACGATGGAGTTGCCGAATGACTTTGCCTAGCTTCGCCGTTACGGGGAACCTGTTCGACATTCCCGGGCAGAACGACGGCAGTCACCTCCTCACCACCGGATTGAAGGCGCGCGTCGAGTTCACCCCCAACGTCACCGGCCCGGTGAAGTGGGAAGACGCCAACTACTGGATCAAACCGGTCGGGGTGACCGTCAGTTCCGACGGATCGCTCTCCGATGTGGATGCCCCAATCCTGCTACTGGCCAACGACGCCGGGTTGAACGTCTCCGGCATTCAGTGGACCGCACACATTCTCATCCCCGGCGCGAAGAGTATCGACGTCACCTTCAACGCCCCCGGTGACGGACAGTCCGTGGACTTGGCGGCGGTAACCCCGGCGCCCGCAGCCCCAGTGGACGGGGATGTGCCCGACATCCCCGACTGGAATGATCTGGGCGGTAAACCGGCGGTCATTGCGGCCGGGGCGACGCAAGCTCTGGCCCGCACTGCGATAGGCGCTGTCGCGGCAGCTGACATCACCACGGCAGTGAACGCCGTGATCAATGGCGCCCCGGGCGCTTTGGACACCCTCAACGAGTTGGCTGCCGCGTTGGGTGACGACGCCAACTTCGCGACTACCGTCACCAATGCTCTTGCCGGGAAGGCGCAGGGATTAACCGCCACCGCAGTGAAGACGGCCAACTACACGGCGGCCGTTGGGGATCTGGTGCTCGTCGATGCATCATCTGGGGCGATAACGATCACCGCCCCAACGGCACCGGCGGACAAGTCGCGGATCGGTGTGAAGCTCATCAGCGTGTCCGTCCTGAATGCCGGGTTCGCCGCTACGCTCACCCGTGGCGGCTCGACTGACGTCTTCAACAAAGCCAGCGGTTCTACATCGCTGACGTTGGATGACCAAAACCAGGTGATGATCTGTCAGTACATTGCCGCTACCGGCGTGTGGGTGGTGGAGGACAACCCATCACGGGCTTCGCTGGATGCGCGGTATCTGCCGGGGAATCTGAAGGTCAACTTCGCCGGGAAAGCCAACTCCTCTTCTGTTCCGAAGCTGTTCGACACACTGCAGCCATTGTCCGAGCTCGTTGGTGTGGGCACGAATTCGCAGGGCATCGTCAACAACGGTGCCTACACGTTCGCCCCGACCAACTCGTCTGGCTCAGCGGCGGACTATCTCCGCTTCCAACTGCCTGCGAACATCACTAGGGGAAGGCTCACGTACCAGTTGGCTGGTGCGGGTGGGGTGTGCATGGCCTTCGGTAAGCAGGCCATCGCCGCAGGCCAGGTTCCTGACTTGTCGCAGCACCTTTCGATGGGTTCCACCAACTTCAGCCTCGGCTACTGGGACGGCCCCACCGGCGGCAACACGGGATTCCATTCGCTGAACACGACGTCGTGGACGACGTACGGGCAGGCCCCCACCCTCGACGGGTTCACCACCTACACAGTGGAAACCGTGCACGTCGGGAGCAAGATTTACATTTTCCTGCCCGACGGGTCTTCGATCTGGGTGACCAACGCGGCCGTCTCCGGCAACGCGGGACCGTACGGGTTCATCGAGTGCTTCAACAACGTGGGCACCGATGCCCCTGCAAGGATCGTCAGCTTTGAGGCGTGGACTGGTGTGCAGCCGGTCCCGTTGAACCGTCCGTGGGTGTTGTCCCGCAGAGCCGTCACGACCACCACCACCACACTGACCGCCTCTACCCCCACGAACCCAGCGGGGATCGTGTCCAACACGTTCCTCGCCCCGGCTACCGGGGCGATCAAGTGCACCATGTCGGTGTTCTTCAACGTCGTCACCGCCGGCAACATTTTCATGGGCTGCATCCCGTATGCGACCGGCTCATCGAGGTTTGGTGGGGCGTATTACGACCAGGTGCAATCCACGTCGGGTGTGCAGATGCGGACGGTGGTGCAGATCCTCACCGGCCTGACTCCGGGGCAGTGGTACACCGTTCTGCCGGAGGTGATGTCCACCGCGTCGGACACGCAGTACCTCATCAACACCGCGCAGGGCAAGTACCACTCGCTGACCGTCGAACCGTATCTGGGTGCGGCATGACCATCGGGCTCCTCATCATGGCCGGGCTGTGGCTGGTCGTGAAAGTGGTTGCCGCCAAGGAACACATCGAAGGGTTGACCAATGGCTAACTTCCCCGATTGGGCGTGCGGTGAATGCGCTGTCATGCAGGACGGTGACGCCGACCGCGACATCCACAACGACCAGGCCATCTGCGCGAAGTGCGTGAAGAAGTTGGGTAAGAAGATCACCCGCCCCGAGGGGATCGAAGCACCCTAGCTCGGGAGGTCCGCAATGGCGCGGTATGGCTTCGGCTGCCTCATCGGCTGCTTCCTTGGCGTCCTTTGCGCTGCCGTGGCTGGGGGCTGCTGGCTGATTTTCGGTGGCGAGACCTTCGTCGACCACTTCATCGACTTCTAACTTTCCCCGCTACCGACTGGTAGCGGGTCTTCGCCATGCCTGAAAGGACCCACGTGTTCACCAGTTACATCCGTCGCCCCCGCACATCGAACCCCGTCTCACTCACCCCGAGACAGGTCGCCACCGCGTATCACTTCCCGCTCGACAAGGCCACGGGGAAGGGGTACACGGGCGGGATCATCGAGCTCGGCGGCGGCTACACCCTCAAGCAAGTAGACCAGTACTTCACCCAGCAGGGTTTACACGCGCCAACATTCGTGTCCGTACCCGTCGCGGGAGGGTCGAACACCGAGGACGGTGTCGACGGTGCCGACGGGGAAGTGCAGCTCGACATGATCGTCGCCGGAGCAATAGCAACGGGTGCGACGTTCCGCGTGTACTTCGCGGGAAACACCGACGCCGACTTCCTTGCCGCTTTGAAGCAGGCAACGGGTGAGTGTGACGGCGTCTCCATATCTTGGGGCGCAGCGGAATCCGATTGGTCCGCGACGGTGATGGATCAGTTCGAAACCGTCATCAAATCCGCTAGAGCCAAGGGTGTCCCGGTGTTCGCCGCGGCCGGTGACTCGGGGTCGAAGGACTCCACCACGTCCAATCAGACTGACTTCCCAGCATCCTCCCCAAGCGCGATTGGTTGCGGCGGAACCCGGCTCACTCTCAATGCTGACGGTTCGCGTGCCGCAGAGGTGACGTGGGACGACTCAGACACCCAATCCGCAACCGGCGGCGGAGTATCCAAACACTTCCCCGGTAGGGACGTTCCCGACGTTGCAGGCAACGCCGACCCCAACTCGGGTTACGAAATCCTCATCGACGGACAGTCCGAGGTCATTGGGGGAACCAGTGCCGTCGCCCCGTTGATGCTCGGCTTGCACGCTCTGTTGTGGGAGTTGAACGGTGGGAAGGGCTTCGACTTCCTCAACCTCATCGTCACGAACCCGCAGAGTTGTTTCGACGTCACGGCGGGAGACAACGGCGGATACCGTGCCGGGCCTGGCAGGGATGAAGTCACCGGGTTCGGTGTACCCGACGGCGGCCTGTTGGCTGCTGCACTGCTTGGGGGAGTAGCACCACCGGCACCACCAGTCCCGCCGGTGAATCCGCCGGCCACCACGTTCCCGGTCGCCGCAATCAACGCATGGCTGACCCACAAGCACGACTACACCAAACCCGAAGCCGCCGCAGCCGCCGCGATCATCGCTTGGGCGCCATCCGCAGGAATCACCCTGGGCCCGTTGGTGGTCAGGTGATCGAGGACCGCTGCATCATCGACGGCTGCCCCGCCTGCGACCACCAGTCGCTCAGAGCGGCGTTCAAGCAGTTCCGCTACGTCCTACGTGCTTGGACCCTCCATCGCCTCTTCCAAGCCCGCGCACTGTGGCGCGGCCACACCTAAACCGAAAGGCCCTACCGTGCAGAACTTCCTCGTATCAATCTTGGTCAAGCTGCTGTCCGATCCCAAGGTCCAGGCGTTCCTGATGCAGATCGTCGACCGCCTCGCCGAAACCCTCCTACCGAAGTTGGCCGCAGTAATCCCCGCAGCCGTAGCCGCCGGGATCAAAGGCCTGGGTGGGCTCATCCCCGACATCCATTTGCCGGGGTTGGACAACATCACCGAGACCATCCGCAGCGACGTCAACGCCCTACTCCCCGAGGACATCGACATCCCGATCCTTTCGGATGCCTTCGAGAAGATCACCGGCCTTGACCTCACCGACATCCTCACGGGACGCCAGAAGTAATGGCAGTCCGCGTTGTCAACGGCAACACCAGCACTGAGGATGGATGGCCGCTAGTCGACCAGGCTGGATGTACGTGGATCACCGTCCCCGGCACCAACCCGAAGGTGACGATCCAGGTCCAGACGGGCATCCCGGCCGTGCTACTCGGCGCGTGGGAAGCGGACTGGAACGCGTACATCGAGCCGCTCGAGGACCCCACCACCGGATGCTGGACCGAAGGTAACTCGGTACTAGGTCAGCCCGGCGAGAACAACGGGTCGAACCACCTCGGGGGCACAGCTGTTGACAGCTGCTGGGAGCGGCACCCCATGGGGCCGGAAGCCCCCAGCGCGGCATCTGGTTTCTCGCAGGCGCAGTACGACGAGATGCAGCGCATGAAGGCGTACTACACCTTCACCGCGAAGGACGGGCGCGTCATCCAACTCGTCTGGTGGGCCAACGACTGGGACACCCCCCACGACAGTATGCACAGCCAAATGGGCTACTACACATACCAGTACCGCGGCGAAGTGCAGGACTGGATCAACACCCACATCCGTGCTGACGACTTCTCAACCTACCGGCGGGGCAACGCTCCACCGCCGCCCATTGGTCTGACCGCGCGGAACCTTTCGGATGCAATGGGTGGCGCTGTCTCCCTCGACCGCTACGCGCAGCTGCTCCCCGGCTACCGGGCGGCGTGCGTTGAAGCTGGGCTATCGGGGAACCTGAACCGGCTGGCCATGTTCGCGGCTCAGTTGGGTGAGGAGTCCGGCGGCCTGAAGTGGATGGAAGAGATTGCGTCCGGCTCGGAGTACGAGGGCCGTTCGGATCTGGGGAACACCCAACCGGGCGACGGGGTGCGGTTCAAGGGCCGCGGACCCATCCAAATCACGGGCCGCAACAACTACTCGCAACTGTCCCAGTGGGCGTTCGGCAAGGGCTACGTCCCGTCTCCGACGTTCTTCGTGGACAACCCAACTCAACTCTCCACCGACCAGTACGGGTTCCTCGGACCGGTCTGGTACTGGACTGTCGCCCGCCCACAGATCAACTCCCTCTGCGATGCGGGGGACATCGTCGGCGTCACCAAAGCCATCAACGGTGGCACCAACGGCCTTCAGGACCGCACCAACCGGTGGAACCACTGCCTAGCCATGGGGTTAGCGCAACTCGACGTACAAGGCACCACAGGCCCGACACCCGACACAGGAGATGATGACTTGAGCGCCGAAGCCGAACGCATGATCAAGGAACTCTACGACGAGTACCGCAAGGAAAAGACAGGTCCTTCAAGGTCGTTCATGGTGCCCGACGGGAATCCCGTCGACTCGCCGCTGGGGTTCCTCTGGAACATCGACGGCAACGTCGAGAACATCAACATCACACTCGGCTACCTGTTCGGCACGACATTGGCGGAGGAATTCGTCAACACGGTTGCCAGCACGGGCGTCGCGCCAGCGTCCTGGGCAGGCAACGTCAACCGAGCATGGCTGCAGCAGTACGGCCAGCAATGGTGCCTGGGTCTCATTGATTTCAGGGCGGCCATACAGACGGCTCTCCAGAGCGCAGGTGCTGTGCCGGTCGTCAACAACGCAGCGCCAACCATCGTCACTGCGTCGATCACACCCGCTCAAGCTCAGGACATCGCCAACAGGATCGGCCAGCAGATCGCAATCCCGGCCACCCCGCCTGCCGCGACAGTGCCAGCGGTCGTCGACAGTCCGGCCGGTTTGGGAGACATCGTGAAGACGGTCGTCGACGCGGTGGAGCAACTGAAACTCTCCGATGCGCTATCGACCCAGGACTACGCCACCCTCGCAGCCTCTATCAAGATCCTCGAAATGAAGAACGGAACCGCATGAGCACACCACTGAACATCGACACCATCGTGCCCACCAAGTGGAAGGGTCTGGTCGCGCTCATCGGCACAGGACTGAGCTTTCTGGTGCCTTACATCATTCAGGTGGAGCAGTTCCTGCCGTCGCCGTGGCCGGCAGTCATCGGCGCCGTGCTCTGGGTGCTGACCGTCAGCGGTGTCGTACGCGCCCCGTACGTACCTACAGGTGCTGTGCTGGCACCGAACACCCCTGCCGTCGCCGTGGCAGCGCAGCAAGCCGTCACGCAGGCGGCAGTCTCGCAGGCTCAGCCCACGTCAAAGGGTGGCTGGACGAGCCCCTACCCACGCCCGCGCCCGTGATAGTTGGTGGGGCCTGGGTCGGCTTAGGTCTCGGAGACAGCAGTCCCGAAATCCGCAAGATCAAAGGATTCATGCGGATCTGGTACCGGTCCTACGCCGGCACGCTGGCCGACACCGAACTGTACGACCAACAGATGGTGTCGGTCGTCTACATCATGCAGGGCAGGCTCCGCGACAGCGGAAAGCTCCCCGCCAACAAGGTGAACGGCATCATCGGTGCGTCGACCAAGGTGGCCATGGGCTACCTGGCTGCCACTACCGTCGACATCCGCCCTGTGTTGTTCACCGTGTGCGGTACCGGGGTGCCGTGGTGGATTGGCCCTGACGCCGACATGGCTCGCGCTGTGGAGAATCAGTACCTCTGGCAGCCCATCGGGTACCCGGCGGCGCCCGTACCGATGGGTCCCAGCATCGCAGAGGGCCGGGGCGAGCTAGTGAATCAGTTCACCATCCACCGCGTCCAGGTCGAGCGCAACGGCGCGGTGCTGGCCGGGTACAGCCAGGGCGCGTGCGTGACCTCTGAGTGCTGGGAGGGTGACATCAAGCCCGTTGGTGGCGCACTGAACTGGGCCAAGCCCTACATCCGCAAGGCGGTCACATGGGGCAATCCCGACCGTGAGCAGGGGAAGGTCTGGCCGGACTTCGCCGCGGGCCAGGACGTCGCTCCGGCTAATAGCTCTGGGGTGACCGGCACGCTGATGGTCAATACACCGGACTGGTGGCGCAACTATGCCCACAAGGGCGACCTGTACGCCGCCGGCGGAACCGGTTCCCCTGGTGATGCGTCCAGCCAGGACAAAACGGCAATTTGGCAGATCATCCGCGGCACAAAGGTATTCAGTGGCCCGGACAGTCTGCTGGCCCAGTTCCTGGAGATCGCCCAGTCGCCCATCCCCGGCGCGATCGGTGCGTTCAAGGCCATGTGGGATGCGGGTGCGTTCTTCGGCGGGGGGCTGACGCAGCACACCAGCTACAACGTCGGTCCTGCGATCGACTACCTCCGAAGCTAGCAATGGTCACCGATGCGCAGCTGGTCGTGGTGCTCGCCATCGTAGCCGTCTGGTACTTCGCGATCGTCACTACAGCCTTGACTACCGAAGCCCGCCACCGACGTTCAACCGAAGGGAGGACCCCGTGACGGGCTTCGACATACCGGAGTCGACAGTACGGGGGGCGTTCCACCGGACGTTGATGTATCAGATGCTGTGGATGGTCCTCGTCGGCGCCGTGATGTTGGCGATGCCGGATAGCCGATTCACGTCCTCCTCATGGCAGTTCATCGAAATGGCGCCCCACGGAGATGACCTCGTCGGCGCCGCCTACGTCCTCCTTGGCTGTGTCATGGCGTTCTGCCTGTGGCGGGAGGATCAGCGGGCGTTGAGCTTCGCGGTGGGTTTCGCCGGAATGTTGAACTGGACGATGGGAGTGTTCCTGCTCGTGGGTGCATTGAACGGCTCAAGCGGCGGTTTGGGTTTCCCCCTCGCCTTATACCCGGGCTGGCACATGATTTCCACGGCTGCGACTTTGTCCAAGGGCCGTGGCTGAACAGGTTGCGTGGCTGCGCAGGCGGCTACGGGCCTTCCTCACAGCCATCGACGCGGAGTCCATCGCCTCATTCCAGGCCATGTACTACACGCTGATCATCACGGCGGGACTGTATTTGGTGTTCGCCGCCACAGCACCGCCGCAGAACGTGGAACCCGTCATGGGGCATCCGCAGTATCAGTGGTGGTTGGGGTTGAACATCGTGTGTCCGGCGATGTCGCTGATCGGACGAAGGTTGACGACTAGGGCGGGGAAAGCGGCTCCGGGGGAGCCGAATCCGGGTTTGGGTGCGGCGTGGATGCAGTTGACCGGGGATGCCGGGGTGTGGTTCGCGATCATCTTGTACGTCTGGTGTGTCGCAGCCACGTCCTGGTGGGGTCAGGGTTTGTATGGTGCTTTCTTCGTTCTGATGGGCATTCCGGGCGGGGGCATGTTCACGCTGCGCTCCTTCCGTAGGTTGTTGCAGATCAAGCGGCGTGAGAAGCGGCTGTGATGAACAGCATCGACTCCGCGGTCACCGTCGCCGTCGCCGTCGTCTCCTCCGGTGGTTTGTGGGGGTTCATGCAGTTCATCGTTGGGCGGCGGTCGGAGGCTGCCCGGCAGATCGCGGAACGTGAACAGCGCGACTCCGACCGCAATACCTTGTTGGCGGAGGCGCAGCGTACCGCCCAAACCACCGCCTTGGAGAGTGTGGGCAAGGCCAACAAGGTTTTGAAGGAAACCTGCGACGACTGCCTGTCGAAGTTGCACAAGATGGAGCGCCGCGACCTTCGTAGGGATCGTATCGAGGACGCCATGTTGGATGCGATGGTCGAAGTGGTTCCGCTACTCCCGGCTGATGGTGAGCAGACGGCAGCGTTGCGGGCGGCTATCCGCACCGCCAGACAGGCACGTTACGAGCTCGACGACGACAACTAGACCTACTTACCCGACAAGCGAAAGCCCCGCCCACTCTTCGGAGTGGGCGGGGCTATTCGTCGTCTGCGGGTAACTGCCCCACTGCAGGCGCATCGCCGCCGAGATGGCGCGCGTATTCCTCGGCTTCTTCGACGGAGTTGAACCCGAGCGCGCGCAGCATCTCGCCCCACGTCGGGCGTACCTCGGTCGTCGTGGTCTCAACGCCTTCGGCGCGGAGTTGAGCGTGGAACTCATCTTCGGACGGTCTTGGCATCAACGCCTCCTTGTGGTCTGCGCAGTCCCCGCAGTGTTCAGCATTATCGCCGTCTGCATCTCCGCAGACTTGGCAGTACCACTTAGGCCAGTCACTCATTGCTGGTCAGGTGGATCGTGATGCCGGGCAGACTCATCAGCACGCCGGTGAAGTGCTTGGCATGCTCGGCTTCGCTCATGTCCTCTTCGAGGCTGCAATCGCATCCGATTGGCTTGCCCCAGTAGTCGAAGACCAGGCGATGCTTCTTTACGGCTGCGCCGATCAGAGTCCGCACGTCCGAAACGCTCATGTCATCTCCTATTTATAGGGACTACCGGGAAATCTCTACCTATGTCAGTTAGTCAGGCCAGCGGCCTTCGTAGACATCCGTTCGCTCGGGATGCGGCGTGATGCGGTACAGCACCTCACGATTGACCCCCTTGATGTGGAGAATTGACCGCAACCGGAAGCACGCCAAGTTGCTGTGTTCGTGAGCGTCGAAGCAAGTCTGTTCGTCGGAGAAGTCCATCCACAGCATCTCATCGGGCTCGTAGATGGCTCGGTCGAGGATCTCAGTCATGATCAGTACGTGCGGGTCCGCGTGGTCGATGTGCAGCTCATCGACCCACGTTCCTTCGTTGCGCTGCCTACGTATCAGGCATTCGCCCACGGTGTTCATTGTGCTCCTGTCGGCTCGCCGATAGCCCATGTGCGTTCAGGCTCCAGTGACCCATCTCGGGTCACCCGACTGATACCAATCCAACTGCTGGTCTGCGCGGGCGCGTAACCCCTCAGCACGCGCCCGCCGACCATCTCTCTCCTCCTGCAACTCCCGCCAAGCGACAGGTGCAGCCTTCACAACAGCCCAGAAGATGAGTCCGAGCACTACCAGCTTCCAGTAAACGGCCACGAAGCCGACGAGAAGCAACAACCCAACGAAGCCCTTCACAGCGCGAGTATCGCGTTCTGGACTGCGGCCGACACCGTCCCGACGCGGTGCCCGAAGAGGACATCGCCATCCATGTTGTTGCGGACTCCGCACGAGCACACGCTGTCGCCCTTCAGCGGCTCATGCGCGCTCATCGCACTCTCAATGGCGTCGTCTATCCGCTCCTGCTGCCCGTCCGTCAGCCTCATGGCTGCCCCTGCTTCAGTACCGAGACCAGCGGCTTGTACCCGGCACACCAGCAGTCGTTGCCTGTGTCGTCTGGGCAGATGTCGCACAAGCAGCGTTCCTGACAGTCGCCTATCGGTCCGTTGTGGTCTGCTTCTCCGTGTCCGCATTTGCAGTCGCCGGTCACGGTTGGTTCCCCTCTACAGCCACAGCCCGGTCCTTCGATCCTCCGCAGAAGTAGCAGCGGATTCTGCCGTGGTCGTAGCCGCATGTGCACCGTGTGCGCGGTTCGCTCTGCTCGTCAGCCATTCCCCGGCCCCTCTACAGCCACAACAGCTGGGACGGCCCGGGTGGAGCAGATAAGGCCTACCTGCATCGCACCCTTGCTGTCGTCGTCGAACACTGGCTGAGACAGCATCTCGTAGTCGGTGTTGGGGCTCAGGTTGTCCAGCACCGCCGTGTTGTCGTCGTCGAACACCAACTCCACCGGGGTGTCTGGAGAGCCTGCGACTCTAGCCAAGTAGTGCCACGCAACCACTCTCATGGCTTCAATCCTTCCACCACGTCTACTGCTCTCTGTGCAGCCCGGGGTTGCCCCAGACCACTTCCACGGGAGTCTCGTCACCGTCCACCGAATCCGTTGCAAGCCGCATAGCTTGTCGCCAAGCGCCTCGCGCCTTCGCCGCCGCCTGCTCCGTGGTGTCGGCTCCGTCGCTCATGGCTTCGATCCTTCCACCACGTCTACTCCGTCGACCAGAATTCGTACGGGCCTGCCTCCAGTGCGGATCATGATGGTGTCGCAGTAGTCGTTGCCGCCTTCGTTGTACTCCACGTCAATCGGTTCGCCGGAGGAGAAGGGGATTCTCATCATTGGCCAGCCGGTATCGCCGCGCTCAAGGGTGGCGAAGTCTTCTCTATCCATAGCTTTGCTCCTAGGCCCGATGCCGGGTCTGTAGTTCGCTGATGTTCCACCAGTGGTTATTCGGTTCAAACCAGACGCGGTAGCGGTTGCCGGTGATGTCAGCGCGGAATGCCGCCTGGTGGTATGCATCGTGCCACCGCTTGAACCAACTGTGCCCGTCTGGCCTGCCGTCCATCGTTAGCTGCCTTCCGTGATAATTCCGCGGGCGGTCATCGCGTGGGCGTCCATTGACCTGGGAATGCGTAGCACTCGCCCTCGTATGCCCCGTCAAGCCTGATCTTGGCGACCAGTTCGCCGCCGACTGCATTGACCTCAATCAACTCGCCAGCCTTACCGGCGTGTGGGTGGTCGTCCTTGAGTAGTGCCCGTCGCTTCATGTCGTCCTTTGCTGGGTTGGTTTTATAACGCCGCGCTCGGTCATCTTGCAGTCTTCGATCGCTGCTACTGCTCTCTCGGCGGCTTTGAGCTGAAAGCTCGCGGGTCCGTACCGGGTGTGGCAACGATCCCGATGAACCACAGCCCGAGACAGGAGAGCAGCGAGATCAATCGGCATGGAAGGGACAATACGCTTCCGGCTACAGCGTTGGCTACAGCGACTCGTTAGAAATTGCTCTGACCTGTGCCCCCACCAGGGCTCGAACCTGGGACCTGCGGATTAAAAGTCCGACAGATAGGGTAGGCTGAGAGCAGGTAGGATGATTAATCCGCAGGTCAGGCATATTTCAGTCTAGACACGTCGGGACATGGCTAGACACCGCAATGGCTACAGTGTGGCTACAGTAGATTGGACGCCATGAGTCCCCACCGCAAGCCCGGCGACCCGTACAAGCGCAAGGACGGCCTATGGGTCGGCGCCGTCACGCTCCCGAGCACGGACGGCAAGCGCCGACGAGTGACGGTTTCATCGAAGGACTACAACACCGCCGTCGCCGAGCTCCGCAAGCTCCGCAAGAAAGTCGCCAAGGGCGAGATCTCCACGACCGGCAATACCACAGTGAAGACGTGGCTCGAGCATTGGCTGGAGAACATCCAACGTCCTCACATCCGCCCGAGCACGTATCGGTACTACGAGGGAACCGTCCGCGTTCACCTCATTCCGCATCTAGGTGGGAAGCGACTCAACCGGCTCACCCCGGAGGATGTGCGGCAAATGCACAAGGCCGTCCAGGTCGCTTCCGATCGCAACGCGCAGAAAGCCCAGCAGGTTCTTCAGAGGGCATTGAAGGACGCCGAAGCCGAGGGGCTGATCGACCGGAACGTGGCCGCGGTGGTCCGCAAGCCCAAGCACTCCCCGGAGGAGAAGGACGCGCTGTCGATAGAAGTGGCTGCGCATGTCCTCAGGACAGCTGAAGCATCACGTGATGAATTGGCGTCGCGGTGGGCGGTCGCCTTCTGGACGGGAGCGAGGCAGGCTGAATTGCTGGGCCTGACGTGGGACCACGTGGACTTCGACAAGGCGCAGTTCCTGATCGAGTGGCAGCTGCAGGGAATGCCCATGTCTCACGGCTGCGGAGAAGAAGTCGAGGGGAAGTTTCCGTGCGGGAAGGTGCGGCCAGGATTCTGCCCACAGACGAAGTTCAACGCTCCGCCCGGGTTCGTCGCCCGCGAGTGCCACAAGAGTCTGTTCTGGACCCCTACGAAGACCAGGAAGGGCAAGCGCAAGGTTCCCATCTTACTGCCCCTGGTCGACGTGCTACGGGAGCACAAGGCCAATGATGGCTACAACCCCCACAATCTCGTCTGGCACCACCCCGACGGTCGGCCCTGGTCGCAAACCGTAGACGCCAAGGCCTGGAAGGACCTGCTGATCCGGGCGAAGGTCGGCCACGTCGGGGTGCACAACATCCGCCACACCACCGCCACTCTTCTCCAGGCCGGCGGTGGCGACGAGATGAACAGGATGGCCCTGATGGGGCACTCCTCAGCGGCTTCGCAGCGCGGCTACATCCACGTGGAGGATTCCGGGGTGCGCAAGATGCTCGAGGTACTCAACGCGCTGACGCCCAGCCCTCCACCTGTTCACGAAGTGAACTAGACAGCGACTGTCACATTCCGAACTGAACGGAACTTGCTGTGTGTGCTGTTACCGGCCAGTAACGGCACTTATGCCTGTAGGTGGCGGGATGGTAGCCGGGGGGTGAATTAACCGGTGGCACAACACGTTCAGCAAATCATCACATGCGTCAATGTTGATTTGTCGAAACCCTTGCCGACCAGGTAATGCGGTGTCAACAATGGGTGACGGTGCCGTGGTGGGCAGTATTCCATCACTTCGGTCGGGCTGGGGCGTTGGACAGAACACTGCCAGTGGTTGTACGGGTCACCCGAAGGTGGCGAATAAGCTAACTACCCAGCCAGGAAGTTGCCCCCATGCACGACGAGCGCGTTTCAGATCACGACGATGCACTCAAAGATCATCTGTCGGACATCCACCGCAGGTCCCGCAACATACTTGATGTCTGTCCTGCGAAGAGTTGGGATCTAGGTGAGGCCGGGATCGTCCTCGCCGCTCTCGAAACCATCGTCCGAGGTCGTCAGAGGATGGGTGATGTCATCGACATGCCGCGTGGCAAGGCGATGCGCTAACTCTTCGAGGAGATCGCGGTCAGCCAGGGCGGTGGGGGAGAACGTCACCTCGAAGGCGCCCTCGACTTCGCCGGGTTCGAGATAGCCCGCAGCCATCAGCGCCTCGACTGGGCGCAGATGGAATGCGCGGGCAAAGGCTACGACGTTCTCGGCGCTGGGGCGTATCTCACCGGAGAGCCAGCGGGACACGATTGATGTGCTGACGCCCGCCGCCGCGGCGATGTCCTTGCGGGCGTGTCCGGTGCCGCGCACGTATTCGGCCCAGGTGCGGGGTTTCCGTACCGCCAAGATTGCGGCCATCCTTTGCCTTCTGTTCTACGTCCGGTGACGTGCGCTGAAGTATATGGCGTACACGCAATCCCCATGCTAGTTCCCAGTATTGCGCCGACGCAACATAGCTGGCAAAACGAATCCCCACCATGTCATTCAGCACGTCGCACGCCTGCACGCCATTGCGTGCACGCAAGCTGAAGAAATCATAAGAATCGCCACACGGGTGAAGATGCTTGCCTGAGGTGCGTGCACGTACTACTGTGCAACGCATGCACGCATCAGTGCGCAACCCCCAGTTCAGGGAGCCCGACGTGGCCACAATCGCCTTACGGCACGACCAACTCACCAAGTACCGGCGACTAGCCAGCCTTGGTGGGAACACGGCCATCACCACGGACGCAGGGTTCGCCAAACTCATCGAAGTTCACCCCGCACAAGTCTCGCGAGTACTCACGGGCAAGAGCGCCCCAGGTACCCGCTTCATTGCCGGAGTCCTTGAACTGTTCGGCGCCGAATGCTTTGCCGACCTGTTCTCCGTCGAGCCCGACGACAACGGGGAAGCGGCATGAGCACCGACTTGGTCGTCCCCGACGACGCGCTGGTGTTCGCGGGCGATGACGGTGACCCGTTTACCACATCGCTGGTCATCGCCGAGCAGACCGGCAATGAGCACGCTTCGATCATCAAGCTCGTTCGCGACAACGGGGACGACTTGAACGACGTCGGAACTTTGCGATTTCAAATCGCGAAGTCTGGCGGACGCCCAACGGAGTTCGCGGTCCTGGACGAGCCCGCCGCGGCATTGTTGATGACCTACCTACGTAACACGCCGAAGGTGAAGGACTTCAAGAAGCGGTTGGTTGTCGGCTTCTACACCATGCGGCAGATGCTCACGCAAGCCCGTCCCGCGCTTCCCGATATCACTACCCCGGACGGCCTGCTGGCGCTGACGGAGATGTTCTCCGATACCGCCAAGCAGTTGGTGGCGGCGCAGGCCGAGAAGAAGATGCTCGAGGCTGCGATCGAACGAGACGCCCCGCTGGTCGCCAAGGCTGAAGCGCACACCGTTTCTGACTCCGCTATCCATCGCCAGGAGTTCTCCCGTGAGGTGAAGACGTGGGCGCAGAAGCAGAACGTCGTGATCCTCCAAGACGAGGTGATGCGGTTCCTTGGCCACATCGGCCTGTTCATTCGAGGCGAACGCTCTGATACCGGGCACGCCACCTCGGAGGCGATCCGACGCGGCCTTGCCTTCACCGACAAGGGAACCAGCAAGAAGAACGGCCACGCCTACGCAGTCGGCAAGCTGACGCCACTTGGCCAGGACTACGCGTGGAAGCGGATCACCAAATACGTCGCGGAGCACGGGCATCTCGTACTTCCCCGCGAGTTGCGCGGGGGTGACCCAGCATGAGGTTCAACGGCGATTACCTGTACCGAGTTCGTGTCAACAGCTATCCAGAAGGCTCGTTTGAGCCGGTAGATCCGGAAGAAGAGTATTGGCGGCCAGTCCCGGGATGGTCTCCTCCCGGCTGGCGCCCGCGTGACAACTACGTCGAAATCATGGGCACCGCCGAGTTCATCTGGCCGGTAACCAACAAGGTGTACGGCAGCCAGTCGACGGCCAAGAAGCGCGCCGATCTGCTCGAATCCTACGGCGCGACAGCGGTTGTCGAACGGTCGAGCCGAATCGTATGGCCCGCCGTCAGTGAGGAGGCTGCGGCATGAGTGACCGTCTGTACACGAAGAAGCAGGCCGCCGAGTATCTGGCGATGTCGGTGCGGGTGTTGGACCGCCGCATCGAGGCCGGCGCCATCACCGCAGTAGTTGATGAGCGGTCGGTGAAGTTCCGGGAGTCGGAACTGCTGCGCTACATGGATGACCTCCCGAGCCGTGAGCCGAGGTCCGCGTGAGGCATTACAAGCACTTCAACGCCCCCATCACGGATGAGTATCACTTCCTTTGCACTCATTGCTCATCCCCGTTCACCGCTGGGAAGCCGACCCGTACTTGTCCTCGTTGCCGTGTCGGTGCGATGTCGGCTGGGCAATGTGATCCGGAACTAGTGGGGGAGATGTCAGGTGTCTGAGGCCGAACTGCGCAAGGAGTTGGAGCGCGCGAACGACGTGATCGCTGAGTTCCGTAAGCGTGACGCCGCAGCGGACAGGATCATCGACCGCCTCACTTCCGAGCGGGATCAGGCGCGGGCTGAGCGGGATACCGCGGTAGCGGCGGCAGCGTTCCAAAGGACCCGACTATGACCCAACTCGTCATTTCCAGCTGCGCTGTCGCCGCTACCTGGTTCTTCGTGTGGCTGGACAGTAAGGACCCCTCATGACGTTGAGGCTTGCTGCGTTCCAACACTTCTGCGGCCGGTTCGCCGATGCGCTCCTGACATCTTGGTCGCCCCTTACCTACGAACGTGGCGACTTCCTTGCAGCAGATGCGTTGTCGGACAAAGAAGCCGAGGAAGAGGTGTGGGGGCCGGACGAGTTGGCCCGCGAATGCGGTGTCACCGTCCACGAATCGAGGCCGTGGTGGGCGCCGTTGCCTGGCGAACCCGGCTTCCCTGACTCCCCGGTGGGGGTGAGCACTTCCCCCCCGATAGTGCCCCCCACTGGGTTGGACCCGTCGCCCACCATCATCGAGTCGGCGCCCCCGCCGCAGGTGTGCGGCGATGGCCCGGACGGTGATAGCGACATTCCCCCGTCGCCGCCGTCCGGGCACCCAATCTCCCTGCCGATGTTCAGGTTCGGTGACCTCCAGGCCATCGCTGCGGAGTACATCGAGGACAGCTGCTCACAGAAGCCGCTGTTTCCGGGCAAGAAGGAATGGTCTCACCACGTCGCGGAGATCGTCGTCTCCGCTGTGCTGGCTGAACTCACCGGACTTGCGTGGGATCAGTCCCACCAAAAAGAAGCCCAGAAATAAGACGGTGCCGCCCGAAGCGACTCGGACGGCACCACGACAACAGGAGGTAAGTCCAGTGTCACGAAACAGCATATCTGAGTGGATCAAGGAGAAAGCGGGACCGGTGGGGACGCTGTTCCTGGCGTCTTTGATCATCGGCGCAAGTATCGGTTCGGCCGCGAAGGCCCACGCTGATCCGGAGTCGGTGAACGACTACACGTTGCGCAATGCTTCCGCGATCTGCGCGATGCTCGGCAACGACGACTCCGATGCCGGGATCACGGAGATCCTGCAGAAGCTATGGGCCGCGGGAGTGCAGCCGTTCCAAAGCGGTGAAGTGCTGTATCAGGCGGTGCACAACATTTGCCCAGCTTTCGAGCCTGAGGTGTTGGCGTGGGCCAACGACCACAAGCCGTCTGGCGGGTCCATCGGCGGTGCTTCCCGCGCATGAGTGACATCTCCGGCGTGATCGGCTGGCTGGACAAGCTGCTCGACGCCACCGAGGCGGCCTGCTGGCGTGTCCTCGGCATCGAATCGAAGGGCGACAAATGAGCCAACTGAAGCTGAGGGATGGGTTCGTTGATCCCGACCGTTTGACGGTCTCCTACAACGACAAGACGGTAACCGTCGGCCTGTGTGGTGTTTCTTGGTCGGGCACTGATAAGGATTTGGATCAGTTGGTTCGGGCGTTTGTGTTGTTGCGGGCTGAAGCGCAGACGAAGCGGGCAGTGGTCGAGGCCATGCTGCCGCACAAGGACACCGCGTGAGCCGCCAGCTGGTCGTGGTCGACCTAGAGACCACCGGATTGTCGAAGTATGCGTTCCCCCTGGAGGTCGCTGCAATCAACGTGGACACCGGCGAGGAACTCCAGTTCGTGCCATACGTCACCGATTCGGTGCTTGGTGGAGCAGACCCCAAGGCGTTGCAGATCAACCGCTACTACGAGCGTGGCGTGTGGGCAGAGATGCTCGACGCGGATGCCACGAAGGAGAAGTGGGATGTGCTGCTGAACATGCTGGACGGCAACACCCTCGGCGGTTCCAACCCACGCTTCGACGCCATGATCATGGCCCGCTTCATTGGGGAGCCGTGGCACCACCGCCTCGCTGATCTGTCGGCGTATGCGGCAGGTTGCCTCGATCTGAGTCTGAATGCGCTTCCGGGGCTTGCTGATGTGTGCAAGCGCCTAGACATCACGAACCACGAAGAGCATTCGGCGTACTACGACGCACAGGCGACAGCTGAGTGCTTCAAGGCGTTGATGCGCCGATGAGCATCAACGATGACGCGCAGATGAGGCGCACACCCCGCCGCCGTTGCCCAGTCTGCTGGCGGCTTGTCCAACGCACCATCCACGAAACCATCGAAGGGCACTGGGACTCAGTGCTCCGTCCGTGCCCCGGTTCCGCGCATCCGTACGCGATCACGTTGGCGGCCAAGACAAAAGACACGCTGAGAAAGAGGGCGGCATGAACCGTGACTGGATGGTGTCTGCGAAATGCCGGGGTGTGGACCCTGACCTGTTCTTCCCGACGTCTACGGGTAATGGTGCCCGTACGGCGGTGGCTGCGGCTGCTGTGATCTGCCGTGGTTGTCCCGTCGTCGGGGAGTGCCGGGAGTACGCCCGGGAGTTGAACGTGCCTTTCGGGGTGTGGGGTGGGGAGGGCCGCCCGGGTGTTCATTCAGGCTTTGGTGGGAATCGGGTGTTGGCTCCGCATGGCACGGAAGCAGCGGCTAAACGGCATTACCGGAACGGTGAGAAGCCTTGCGGGGCCTGCCTTGAGGCTAGAACCTTGGCGCGGGTAAGGCGGGGCCAGTGATTGAGGACGTTGATACCCGTATCACCAACCGGATCGCGGAAGTGAAAGCAGCTGTCGCGGTACTAGACCTGCTGCCTACTCCTCCGAGCCACTGGAACTGGGATTGCACCGAAGTGCTTGACACCGAAAGGGGCTGGCACACGGTAACAATTTCGCTCCTTAATGAGGATCGTGAGGTTGTTCGTAAGGCATCAATCGCCGCCGATCTGTACGGGCTCTCTGGGGTTCGTGAACGCGCCGTTCGCATGATTGAGATGGTGACTGAGGCTGAAGCAGCGGCCGAGCACTGGCGGCCTGTCGTGGGGTTTGAAGGCATGTATGCGGTAAGCGACTTTGGCCGAGTGCGCTCGATTGAGCGGAACGTGCTCTGTAAGAACGGTTCATCGAAACGCATTCATGCACTGGAGATGAAGGTCGGTGTAGACAAGATCGGTCGGCATTACGTGAGGTTCAGTGCCGGCAATGTACATCACTCCCGAAAGGTTCATCACCTTGTGCTCGAAGCCTTTGTTGGGCCTCGACCGTTCGGTAAGGAGTGCTGCCACAACGACGGCAACCCCGGCAACAACCACGTGAGCAACCTGAGGTGGGATACCCGGTCTTCCAACGTAAATGACGCGATCAAACACGGAACCCATTGGGGGGCGGCGAAGACGCGTTGCAAGAACGGCCATGAGTTCAACAAGGCCAACACCCGCTGGCGCAAGGGTTATGTCGGTAGGCGGGATTGTCGTGCGTGTCAACGTGATCGGTACGCAGCGAAGGTTGGACGAAAGGGGATGAGAGATGCGGGCTGATAGTCGAATTGACACTGCGCTTGCAGACGTTAAGGCAGGTAGTGCCGCCATCGACGACGCAAGGTGCACTGTCGCGGAACTGTTGGAGGAGTGCTCCATTTCTGACCGCGACCAGATGGCGCTACAGGTCATGCGGGACGCGATGAATCTGATTATCGAGAAGTCCAATGCCGTTATCGGCGGGTTGGTTCGAGTACAGGAGAGGCAACAGCCATGAGTCTTGTCTACGTCGTTTTGAAGCAGGCCCCACTGTCCCGGCTGCCGTTCCGTCAGCAGCGGTGGTACTGGCTGGCGAAATCCGGTGACAACCAACGCAAACTCGCCCGTTCGTCGGAGCGTTATTTCAACCGTGTCGATGCGATCAACGCGATCAACGTGCTGTTCGCGGACGCCTCGAATGTGTACCGGCGGGAAGCCGAGCTCGGTGACGTGATGCTCCGTCTGGCCAACCCGCTGTGACAGATCCGAGGCTTTCCGGCCGCTGCCTGGAGGCGGCACAAACCCTCGAGGAAATGGGGGAGTTGTACGACTTCCTCTACCCCGCATCGTCGGAGTGGTCTGCCATCGCTCTACGTAGAGAAGCCGAAGTGATTGCGGAGGAAGACCTGTGACACTGAAGACACGCCAGCCTACGGGTGCTGTGCCGTGGCCCCTGGTCCTCGTCGAGGGTGGCGAGAAGGCGGGAAAGTCGTGGGCCGCAGCAGTCCTCTCATCCTCGGAGCAAGTCGGGCGGACGCTGTGGATTGACTGGGCTGAAGGTGCTGCCGACGAGTACGGCGCCATCCCCGGAGCACGGTATGAAGTCATCGAGCATGACGGCACCTGGAACTCCATCCTCGAGCAAGTCAAAGCAGCTAGGGATGAAGCCCGACTTGCGGTGGATGCGGGGGAGAAGCCCGTTGTCCTGGTGCTGGATTCGATGACCGCCGAGTGGGACGACCTGAAGGAATGGGTCGACGGGAAAGCCCGCCGCCGGGAGGCGAACGCGAAGCGGTTGGAGAAGGACCCCGACGCGGAAGTGCAAATAACGACAGACCTTTGGAACCTCGCGACGGCACGGCACAAGGAGTTGATGCGGGTTTTGATGCGGTTCCCCGGGATCGTCGTGATGACCGCTAGGGGTGCCGATCAGGTGGCGATGGAGAACGGGAAACCCACCACGAAGCGGGTGTGGAAGGTGGAGGGGCAGAAGAACCTCGGCTACGACGCCTCCGTGTGGGTGCGCCTGTCCCGTACTGAGACTCCGCAGATCATCGGAGCCAGATCGGTCCACGCCGGCATCGTCCCCGGTGACGACAAACCCAAACGAGTTCCGGAGTTGACGTTGGAACAGTTGGTGTTCGAAATATTGAAGTGTGATCCGAAGACAGCGCACGTACGGGACTTCCAATCAGTGCAGGACCGGGTGCTGGACTTCCTCGACCGCATTGATGCTGTGACATCCAAGGATGAGTTGACGGCGTTGTGGCGGGAAGCGAAAGCCGCTGAGGTGCTCCCCATTGGCGCGTTGGATGGGCCGACCGTGGAAGCGGCGATCATGGCGCGTGCAGCGCAACTAGAGGCCGCTGAGAAGTGACCCGGAAGTGTGTCAATCCCAAGCATGTTGGTACCCCCACGGATGCGGGGTTCTCCACTGACTGGTGTCGACTGTGTGGAGGGGTGCGACTAATCAAGCCTGCCCCGGCGGTTGAGGTTGATGAAGACGAAGCCACCGCGCATTTGAACGGAATCACGTGGTAGCGCGTCCGCTGCTTTTGGATCTGTTCTGCGGTGCAGGAGGAGCTGCTATGGGATACCACCGCGCCGGGTTCGACGTCATCGGCTACGACATCGCTCCCCAACCCAACTTCCCGTTCGAGTTCATCCAGAGTGACGCACTCGCCATCGAAGCGATTGAAGGTGTTGCCGCGATCCATGCTTCTCCGCCGTGCCAGTCGTACCTGAATCTTGGTGCGGTCAATCGGTCGATGGGGCGGAAGTATGCCCATGAGGATCTGATCGGCCGGACGCGGGAGCTGCTCGAGTCCACCGGCCTGCCGTACGTCATTGAGAACGTGGCCGACGCCAAACCCCAACTACGTGACCCGGTGCGGATCTGCGGTACCGGCCTAAACCTGCCCATACGCCGGCACCGCCTGTTCGAGTCCAACCTCCCCCTAACCGGCATCCCCTGCGCTCACGACAGGTTCACGGAGAAGAAGTACTGGACCGGTTGGAGACCCAATGGGGAACACCGACTCTCGACTGTGGTGCAGGTGTACGGCAATGCGGGCGGTCGGGAGCACTGGCCCGCCGCGATGGGCATTTCGTGGATGACTGCTGCCGAGATGTGCGAAGCCATACCGCCGTCTTATACAGAAGCTATCGGCAAACAATTGCGGAAGCGTATAGCATATATGAATGGCCCGACAGATAACGCTTTGCAAGGTGGTCGATTGTGACCGCCGAATTGTCAGTCACGAACTCTGCTGCCTCCATTGGCAGCGGTTGCAACGGAGTGGCACCACTGACGCTCCGGTTCACCAGTGGGGAAAACGCAAACCAACTCCATGCAAGGTCGAGGGTTGCGATCGAAACATCGCGAGCAACGGTATGTGCCACGTGCATTGGCAGAGATTCAAGCGACTTGGGCACACGGATCTCGTACCCCGTGAACGCAGGCCGTACATCGACGCGTCCGGCTATGTGCGGCTCCGTATCAAGGGTGAGCGACAAGGCCAACTACAACATCGGATCATCATGTCTGAGCACCTTGGACGCCCTCTTTGGCCAGATGAAAACGTCCATCACATCAACGGGGTTAAGGCCGACAACCGTATTGAGAATCTCGAGCTTTGGTCCACCCACCAGCCAACAGGACAGAGAACAGACGACTTGCTTGAGTGGGCGCAGGAGATTATCCGCCGCTACGGCTAACTGGCTAGAGCCTGCCAATGGCTAATGCGGCGGGGTTCATCCAGGAGTCCATCTGGCGAGACGCGCACTGGCGCCAGCTGTCTCGGTCGGCGCAGGCGTTGTACATGCAGCTGCTGAGTCAGAAGGAATTGGATTGCGCCGGCATCCTTCCCCTGCAGCCGAACAAGTGGGCCAAGGGCTGCGACTCGCTCACCGTCGAGCAGGTGTGGGAAGACCTTGAGGAACTGCAGCGGGAGCGGTTCGTCTACTACGACAATGACACCGACGAAGCCTTCATCCGGACTTACATCCGCAACTCGAACGTGGCGAAGTCGCCGAACATGCGCAAGGCAGCACGACGTGCCGCGGTGCTGGTGGGTTCGGATGTTCTCAAGCCGCTACTGGCCGTCGAACTACGTGCCACAGGCGATCCGGAATGCGTGTTGGTTGCAGCCCAAATAAACCCTTCGGGAACCCCTCCCGAACCCTTCCCGAACGGTTCCAATCGAACCGTTTCGGAACCCTTTGGGGAACCCCCGGGTGTGGGTGAGGGTGTGGGGACGGGTGTCACCTTGGTCAGTAGTTCAGTTGGCGAGGATGAGCCCTCCCCGTTTTGCTCAAGGCATCCAAACGACACGGAGAAGGACTGCTTTGCGTGCGGGCAAGCCCGCCGCTCATTCCCAGAACGCAAAGCAGCTTGGGACAAGGCCGTTCGTGATGCCGATGCCAACGCACGCCAGGCCGCTATTAAGGCGTGCCTGCTCTGCGATGAGTTCGGGGAGATCACGTTCGACGACTCCGTTCGGAAGTGCAATCACGAGGAGGCAGTCAATGGCTGATCAGTGCAAGGCCACCCCGCTGGGTGGTGGCCAATGCGAACTCGACAAGGGTCACGACGGGAAGCATCTGCTGCATTTCCCCGCCGGCGGTGTCTTCTCTTGGACGCATGAGTCTCAGGTGGCGCTCATCAATGCCTATGAGCGTGGCTACTGATGAGCCCGCAGAGGATTCAACGGCGTCGAACCAAGGGCTGGCGAATGCCCCCGGGAGCCGCGTACGTCGGTCGCGGCTCGAAGTGGGGCAACCCGTTCCGCGTCGGCAACAACGAAGAGTTCGGTGAGGTTCCCACCCGCGAGGAGGCGGTGAGCCTGTTCGAGCGTTGGTGGACGACCCCGGCCAAGTTCGTCATCCCGTGGCCGCCACCACTCGATGAGTTGCTTGAGCTTCGCGGCAAGGACTTGGCGTGCTGGTGCCGCATTGACCTCCCGTGCCACGCCGACGTGCTGCTGAAGCTGGCCGAACGGTACGCCCAGTTCCGTGATGAGAATCCGCAGTGCTTCGCCGCTGTCCCGGCTGTTGGTGAGCAGCCATGAGCGGCACTTGCGGCAAGTGTGGCCACGATGAACACATCGGGCTCTGCGGATGGCAGAAGACCGAGACGATTCGCGATGACGTCGGCTACGGAGGCATTCCACCCACGGGCATCACGCGGACGATGCTCGTCGACTCCTGCAGCTGCCTCCATGGCATCGAGGTTGGGCAGTGGGTGACGTGGGAGGCGTCGAACGGCTGGAAGGTGCGCGGCCAGGTCACTGAGGTTCGGGAGGACGGCTACACGGTCGAGCATTTCCCCGACTCTCTTCCTTGGCTGCCTTTGGAGCCGCTAGGAACCCCTGAGACGCCGTTGGGGCCGTTGGGGGTTGTGGGTAGTGCGGCCAGCCCCCCGGAGAGCGGAGAAGCGAAATGAGCCCCGATGTGGTCTCAAGAGCAAAAGCAGCATTGGAAGGCGTGATCGAAGGACCGTGGGAGATGCGAGACGGCTTCGTCTACCCGCTCAGCATCAGCGCGCGCCTTGGTGGAATACGTCCCAGAGACGCCGAGTTCATCGCGGCGGCGAGGTCGCTGATTCCGGAGTTGATCGCCGAGGTTGAGAAGCTGCGGGAGGCTGCGGAATGACGCGCGGTAAGCGGAATGACGCGCCATGCGAGGTAGACGGCTGCACGAAGCGTTCCTGGGGGCACGGTCTGTGTCAGGCGCACTACACGCGGATGCGCCGGCGTGGAACGACGGAACTGCCAGAAGCAACCGAGTCAGAGCGGTTCTGGAGCCAAGTGGCGAAATTGGATGGCTGCTGGTCTTGGACAGGTTCGCTCACCGGCAAGGGCTATGGGTCGTTCTCTGCGACGGGCCGTCGCACCGTTTCCGCCCACCAGTTCTCGTATCTCGATGTGGTTGGCGAGATCCCCGAAGGCACCGAACTTGACCATCTGTGCCGCAACCGTGCCTGTGTCAATCCCGACCATCTAGAGCCTGTCACGCACCGCGAGAACGTTCTCCGCGGCACTGCCCCGACGGCGGAGAACGCTCGCAAGACGCACTGCAAGAACAGGCATGAATTCACGCCCGAGAACACCAATCTGAAGAATGAAGGGAAGCGCCGTGAGTGCAGAACCTGCAAGGCAGAGGACAACCGGCAGCGGTACCTCGCGCGAACTGGCCGAGTGGACTGTCCCTGAGCTCTTGGCGGAGGTCGAGCGGCTGCGGGCGCTGGTCAACGAGATGGCGGCTCAGCGATGAGCGCCGAGTACAAGACCTGCTACCGCTGCGGTCGCTTCGGTAGTCGCGGGTTCGTCAAGCATTGGCATTCCGGTAGGGACCAGTGCGCCAGCTTGAACGCTTGCGAGGAGCGGCAATACCAGAAGTGGATGGGTCGATGAGCGCCGGGGTGAGCGCCACCATCGTTGCCCGGGTTATCGACGCCCACACCCCAACAGGTTCCGAACCCAACATCACCTGCTGGTGCGGCGAGCGGTTCGAGTCGTGGGCTGAACACGCAATGCACGTCGCACCCCTCATCCTGGCGTCTTTGGACCTCACCGAGGAGACGCGGGAACTAGCTGACGGCATGGGCGGCATGACCGTATCCGGCTTGGGGAAGGTCACCACGTACTCGCGGCCTTGCACCCGCCAGCGCCGTTGGGTGTCTTCGTGGACCTCGGGGAGCGCGGAGTGATGAGCGGGTGGGTGACTGAGCGCAGCGTCGACAACCGCAACGAGGTGCACGTCATGCCGCGCCAAGACCTCATCAGGCACACCACCGCTGGTTGTGCTTGCGGCACGACCACGGAACCCGTCGAACGTGAAGACGGCAGCTACGGCTGGCTCATCACCCACCACAGCCTCGACGGAAGAGAGCAGACCGAATGAGCGCCATCTACCAAGTCCCCGCCGAGGTGGTCATGGCCATCGTGAAGGACGGCGACGAAATCGGCTGGGACGAAGAACTCCAATGGCTGTGGACTGAACACCGCACCGAACTGCTGGAACTGATGGATTCGGTGCTGGCCGACGGTTTCCGTGAACCTATCTTCGTCGGCAACGACGGACGCTTATGGGACGGCCACCACCGCCTCGCCGTGGCTTTGGCGTTACGTGTTCCGCTGCCAACGGAATTCGCTCCTGAACCGCCGGTTCCCTCTACCAGCAGGGAGCAGCCAAGTGAGTGAGCCAACCGAAGTCATCGCGTCGGCGATGCCGAAGTGGTCCAACCGAATGTGGCTGGCACGAAAGGCGGTCGCTGCACTGAAAGCAGCGGGATACCGGCTAGAGGAGCGAACGATGGTCGACCGCGATCTTGCGGTCCGTCAAATCTTGCGTGCCTACATCGACGAACGGTTGGTACGCAAGGCGTTCAACGAACTCTTGAGCGTGCTTGGGCTACGCGGGGAGGACGAGTAATGAGGGATTGGCCCCAGTGGTACTGCCAGGTCTGCGGAGAAGCGGACGGCGCGAATGCTGAACACTGCGGAGACTGCGCAGACTACATCGCGGACACGTTACCCAGACCATCCGAAGATGAGTTCCACTCCCAGCTACGCGCCGAAGGCATCGAAGTCACCGCCACGGAACACACGCCAACATGGGCTGAAATGCTGCGCGCCCTGGGATTCAACACGGTCGAAGAGGCCGAGGAGTACGCGCGGCATCTCAAGGAGAAGCCGTGACCGCACCTGATGAGTGCGCTGGATTCGACGCCTACATGGCATCGCATGAGGCCACCGAGGCGGCGTTCCGAGTCAAGCGGAACGGCACTCAGCACGCCTACGACGTGTGGTGGGCGGCACTGGAAACCGAAGCAGCGTTATGGGCTGCTCTGCCGAATACCGGCAGGAAGGCGATGAACGGGTGCGGCTGCTGGTGTTTCGAGTGCACGAACCGGAACGCGGGCTGGCACTGCCACGGCCCATTGTGCGAGGACGGCAAGAGCGAAACGGAGCAGGCCGATGAGCCGATGTGAAGCCGAGATGTGCCCGATGTGGGACGGCGACGGATGCCCATGCGACACCTTCGGATTGGACCCCGACGACCTTCCCACCGGCGGTATCCTCTCCATCGAGGAGAAGCCGTGACCGGACCGGAAGAGGTTGCCGCCGTAGCCCTCTCGATAGTTGACCGGTTGCGGGTAGCTGAGTTGTCGTGTCGTGACCGGTATGTGAACCCGCATAGGGAATCCGCTTCGTTGCCGGTGGTGCGTGAGCTCGCGGAAACCCTTGCCGCGCTGGCCGTGCTGGTCGCGGAACTCACGGCTGAGGAGACAGCGTGAGCACGTACACGGTGGACGAGTTGTTCGCGATGAAGGCTGAGAAGTGGGCCGAGAAGTGGGCACCCCTCAACACGTACGTCACTTCGACGGCTCAGGCTGACGGTGCTGCGTGGCAGCCCATCGGGTACATCTCCGAGGAAGGGATCGCCACAACCCCTGAGCCGGTCGTTGAGGCACTGAAGTGTGGTCACTGCGGCCGGGATTGGCACACCGCTCCTTTGACGAAGCGGGTTGCGGACATGGTGCGCAACCACCGGTTCGACCCAACGTATAAAGCGGCTGAGGATGAGTCGCCGATCGAGTGTGTCGGCTCCGACACCTACGGACCCAACCGCCCGCACATGGCTTCTGGTGGGGGCACCGGAACTTATCTCACCGGGAAAGTCGTCTGGTTAGACGAACTCATCACGGCAACCATCAACTACACGACCGAAGCGTTAGGCATCATCCCGGACCTGCAGTGGCCGAAATGGGAGTCCTCTTGGACGCTCCCACCGGCACCGTGGATCACGTTCTATGACGAGGCATACCAACCGCTAACCCCGCCGTGCCCACCTGACCTTGAGCTAGATGTCAAGTTTGGTCCCGAGCATTGGCCCGTGGAACACGTCGCATTGTTCCCGCCCCACCTGGAGCTCGTAGCGAAGGTTCACCCCAACGAGTGGCGTGAACCCATCCCCCTCCCGGCATCTCCCGGGCTTGACGTCTCCACATTGGTGGAGCAGTTCAACAAGAAACACAACTGGAATGGAGTCAACAAGTGAAGGTTTCAGAGTTTCTGGCGCAGGCACGGGACGAGTTGTTCAAGGGCTGGACGAAAGGCTCCTACCAAAACGAGGACGGCCAATGCTGTGCCATCGGCGCCATCGAGCGGGTCGCCATGAACACCATGGCCATCGAGGAGGCAGGGAAGGCGCAGGAAGCGATCAACGCCAAAGCCCGCGAAGTCCACGGAGTTAGTCAGGTGCAGCACATCAACGACAGCATGGGGACGTCGAAGCAGGACATGCTCGACCTGTTCGACAAGACCGTGATCGGGCTTGAGGAACGCGGCGAGTGAGAACCCCATGGGAGGCACCACTGACAGTCCCTGATCCGTTGGCTTGGGAGTTGGACGGGGTCTGTCGGCAGGTCGACGTGGGGGACGTGTTCTATCCCGAGGCCGGCGGTTCGACGCGCAGCGCGAAGTTGATCTGCAGGGACTGCCCCGTCACCACGGAATGCCTTGAGCATGCGCTGGCCAACGATGAAAGGCATGGGGTGTGGGGCGGATTTTCCGAGCGGGAGCGGTACCGCATCTCTCGGGGCGAGGATGTGCCGTTCCGTATCCCGGGTGAGTCGAAGACGAGGCAGGCGTTCAACGAATGTCAGGAGTGCGGCGGGTCGTGTGAGGGTCGGGCGAAGTTCTGCACGGATGACTGCCGTACCGCTGCGATAACTCGACGTCGCCGGAATCGGTACCTGACCCTGAAGGACCCGGCATGAGCGACCAGGAACGCGCACGGGAACTGTTTGAGCGCCGCTACTACGCCAGCCCCGACTCAGGCATCATCAGCGACGCCATCAACCACGCGGCCATCGAACTGCTCAAGTCAGACCCCGATGAGTACTTCCGACTCAGCCGAATCTGGCGCCGGATGCAGGACACCGCATGAACCACGACGGCGTGTTCGATGATCTGGGTGGTGGTGTTCCACAGGACGATTCGACCGATGCTTGGGACGTCGGAGGTGCCATCTACGAGGCGTGCGAAGCGTGTGGGGCAGCGCGTGGCTCCAGGTGCACGGTGCAGACGGCTTCGGGACGTAGGGAACGCGGGATGCCTTGCCTTGGACGCCTGAAGGGCCAGACAGCATGAGCGACGACGGACTAATCCAACACCTCTACGGCCTCACTGAAGCTGAAGTACGCGCGGAGATCGTCAAGCGTGCAGGCGAAGCGATCTTGCGCCGCTACCCAGACATCCAGGACTGCGTCATCGACACCGTGGTGGAGGAAGTGCTCAACGCGACCGTTGAGGCTGAGGCAGACGACGTGATGTGGGCGTACATGACGTTGATCGGCTGGTGGTGATGACTCCCTGCGTGTGCGGTTGCCCAGCTGCCCTTCACATGAATTACGAGGACTGCTGCATCAACTGGCACACGGACGGCTGTCAATCCTTTGTTGCGGACTGCGAGCCTGATGATCAGAAGTACCCGACACCCGCCCCGTTCAGTAATCACTACCCGGCAGACGGCCGATACAAGACACCGAAGAACGGATGGCCGCTCCATGACTAGTCCCAAGCCCATCGACGAAGACGGAGCTCTCCGCCCTGCTCTCCAAGCGTTGGAAGACGCAGTACACGCCCTGTGTGGGACGAAGTACGAGTATCTGGACTCGAAGCTCATCTCCACCCCATCGCTGTACCTGCAGTTGATGGATGCGGTGACTGGTGAGCAGGTCAATGCTGGTGGTGGGGGATTGTCGAAGTCCCGCCCACCACTGTGGCTGGACGCCTTCGATTTGCTTCATGAGATCGACGTCGCACTGGAGATTTGGCAGCCCGCCTACACAGGTGTCCCCGCCTCAGTCGGCCGGATGCACTGGCTCTTACAGCGGAAGTGGCGCCCCCAGGACGTGAGAAGCATCGAACAGTTGGCCAACAACCTCCGCGGATGGGCTGTGAAGATCAACAACCGACTCAACCCCCAACCACGCAAAACACTCCCAGCACCGTGCCCTGCATGTGGTGTGGAAACCGTCTATCGGAAGGACGAATGCGGCGAACCCATCCGACAACCCGCCCTCCAAATCAGCGCGTTGGGCTGCCAGTGCATGTCCTGCAGATACATGTGGGAACCATCCCGCTTCTACATCCTGGCTGGCGCTTTGGGCTACCCGATGCCCGAAGGCGTCCTCGAATGAACCCGACGACACGCGGCATTATCGGCTCACGGTCACAGAATAAACGGTATTGACAATCAACG